GGGTTCGAGCCCCCTTGCTTCCACTCGAAAAAGCTGATAAAATGGGCATTCCCGGGCAACGGGTAGTCGAATAGTAGTCAAAATAGTAGTCAAGCCTAAAACGAAAGGAGTTTTTTGCAAAGATTCCAATAATTTTATAGTGAATGAAATGTGACGGATACATGACGGGTAGACCGTCTTTTTTTATGCCAAAATTTAAGCATAAGGAGGAATGACCTTATGGCAAAATTCAGATTTTCAGATGAAGCACTGGAACGTATTTTTAGTAAAGAACAGATGGGAAGTGTTCCGCTTAAATATCAATCAATCGTAGTCCATGCCACAGAAGAAGTTATAGGAGAACTTGGTAATGCTTATGAATTTCAGTCCGTTGGGACTTATGAACAAGCCGACATATCAGACACTTGATGAAGTTGAAATTGCGAAACAGATAGAATCAATGGAAGAAAGGGAGAATAGCCATGCCGCAGCCGATTATGAATCCGAACTATTTCAATCCGCAGTATAGAACACCTATGTACGGACAGTTTATGCCACAGCAGGAACAATTCCAACCACAGCAGTTTATGCAACAGCCACAGCAAAACGCAGTACAGATGTACGGTCGCATTGTACCGGCTCAAGAGTGCATAGCACCGAATGAGGTTCCTATGGATGGCAATACGGCATTTTTCCCTAAACAGGATATGTCAGAGATCTATGCTAAATCTTGGGGAGCAGACGGAAAAATCTATACAAGGCTCTATAAGCCTGTTTTAGATGCAGACCCTAACAATTCACCGTCAGACACAGAAAAGGCGAAATTTGATCTATCAGACGAAGCCACAGCGGTATTTATGAAGCGTTTCGATGAACTGGAACAAAAGATTGAGCAGTTGAAAACTTCGCAAACGCAAAGAAAAACTCCACAATCGCAAAGAAAGGATGATGCAGAATGAATATGATGAATCCTATGCAGATGCTTAAGACAATGGGGAATCCGCGACAGTTTATCCAAAATATGATGGGAAACAGTCAGATCATGTCAAACCCTATGGCTAAAAATATAATGGGCATGGCTCAAAAAGGAGATTTTGCCGGAGTAGAGCAGTTAGGAAGAAATATTGCTAAGGAACGTGGCGTAGATTTTGATTCTGAATTTGAAAAATTCAAGCGTCAATTTCCTATGAAGTAGATACTAAATTCTTGCAAGATTAAGTATAAAAAATCTTATATGGAGGTAAAAATTATGTTTGAGAGTAACAATACTCCCTTTACCATGCCTGTTATTCCAGCTAATGGCGGATACGGTAACAACGGTGCATGGGGTGACGATGGCGCATGGTGGATTATTATTTTCGTCCTTTTCTTTGCTTTTGGCGGTTGGGGCGGTAATGGATGGGGCGGTAATGGCTCTAATTCCAGTTACTACACTGATTCTGCATTGCAAAGAGGGTTCGACACCCAGTCTATCATCGGTAAACTGGACGGAATCAATAACGGTCTGTGTGACGGATTCTACGCTGTAAACAACGGTATGCTTACTGGATTTAATGGCGTAAATACCAACATTTTACAGACTGGCTATGGCATCCAACAGGCTATCAATGCAGACACCGTAGCAGGAATGCAGAATGCTAACGCTTTACAAGCACAGTTAGCACAGTGCTGCTGCGATACCCGTGAAGCTATCCAGGGTGTAAACTACAATATGGCAACGAATACTTGCGCATTGCAGAACACCATGAATAACAACACTCGTGATATTATCGACAGCCAGAATGCCGGTACAAGAGCAATCCTTGACTACTTATGTCAGGATAAGATCGCTACTCTGCAGGCAGAGAACAACGATCTGCGCAGAGCCGCTTCTCAGGATCGTCAGAATGCTCTTCTGACTACTGCCATGAGTGCACAGGCACAGCAGATTATTAACGCTGTGAATCCTGCACCCATTCCTGCATACCAGGTTCCCAACCCTAACGTATATTACGGGTGTGGTTGCAACACTGGTTGCGGATGCTAAAACTGCATATCGAGTAACTTAACCTTATGGTTATGTCTGCTATGCAGTATTACTGACAACATGGGGCAGACTGCATGGTTTGCCCCTATTATTTTGAAAGAGAGGTATTTATTATGGCTGAATATACAGCAGTAGCATTACAAACTGTGGCAGCAGGAGCAGACGTTGCCTTTACCGAAACTGCCGTAAATGGAAGTAACTGTATAACTCATAGAGAGGGATCCGGGATTGTGAAACTTAGAGGTATCACTAATCAGTGCCGGGCAAGATTCCTTGTAAGCTATTCAGGCAACATTCAGATTCCCACTGGTGGAACTGTTGGGGAAATTTCCCTTGCATTGGCAGTAGACGGAGAACCTTTACAGTCCACAAGAATGATTGTAACTCCGGCAGCAGCAGAGAATTTACAGAATGTTAGTTCACAAGCATATATTGACGTTCCAAGATGCTGTTGTTCAACAGTTTCGGTAATGAATACATCAAGTCAGGCAGTAGAGGTTCAGAACTCTAATTTAATCGTTATTAGGCAGGCTTGACAAGTATTCTTTAATAAGTCTTTCCAGTATTGCTGATACAGGAAGGTGTTCTTTGATTGCTTGAATTTTAATCTTTTTCAGTAATTCGCTTTCCATTGTTGTTGTGAATTTGATTTTTGACATTTTAAAACCTCCTTTTTAAGTGTATTTTACCATAAATACGTATTGACGTAAAGTTATAAAATTGATATAATACACGTAAAATGGTATATACGTATAAAGGAGATTGAGAAATGGCTTTTAAGAAAGGAAATACACCATATAATTTTGATGATTTGACAGGAAAAATATTTAACCGCCTGACAGTTGTTGAAAGAGTATATAAGGAGAACACCAAAAAGACATATTGGAAATGTAAGTGTTCTTGTGGAAAAGAAACAATTGTTGAAAGCTCGAAAATCAAAGGTGGATACACCAAGAGTTGCGGATGCCTTAATGAAGAAAACAGAAAGAACCATATAGAAGAATTAACTACACATAAAATGAGCGGTACTAAATTATTTAAAATTTGGTGCTCTATGAGAAAAAGATGCGAAAACGAAAAAGAAACGGCATATATGTGGTATGGCGGCAGAGGCATTAAGGTATGTTCTGAATGGAAAGGTGAAAATGGATTTCAAAATTTTTATAACTGGTCTGTAAAGAATGGCTATAAAAATGGATTATCCATAGATAGAATAGATTTTAACGGAAACTATGAACCATCAAATTGCCGTTGGATTACGCAAAAAGAGCAATGCAACAATACAAGAAGAAACATTTACATTGATTACAATGGAGAGCGAAAAACATTAAGTGAGTTATGTGAAATCCACAATTTGAAATATGAAATTATGTACCATAGGGTTTGCAAATTAGAACTTCCTTTTGAAATTGCTATGAATTTAAGTGGATTTTGCAAAACGTATTACAACGGGAAAGAAGTAGATTTGAGACTAATATCAAGAGATAAAAAGATCGATTATAAAATTTTATTAAAAGAAATATTGGTAAACAAAAAAGATATAGAACAAGTTATATCAGAATATGGAGGTAAATAAATTGGATGTTAAAAGAATGCATGAAATGATTGAGAAACTTTCTGAATGCGCTAAAACGCAGTTTGACAAAGGAATTGACAAAGTAGATACTTGCGAAATGGGAAATGTCATCGACATGATGAAAGACTTGTCGGAAGCTATGTACTACCGGGAACTGACCAAAACCATGCAGGAATATGACACGGACGAAAACATGGAAATGTTTGATCGTTACGGTGACGGTGGTAAACGTTTTTATGACCATTACCGCTATGCTGACGGCAGATTTGCACCTAAAGGTCGTGGAACCTACCGCAGAGGTTATGAAGAGCCACCCTATTACCACATGACCCCGGAAATGTATCACCGTGACATGGACAGAGACATGGGGCGTATGTACTACACTGAAACTTCTTCATCCGGTATGCGTGATGTAAGAGAGGGCATAAGTGGAATGAGCCGCAGAACCTACATGGAAAATAAGGAACTGCATAAGGCAAATACACAGCAGGACAAAGAAGCAAAAGTCCGTGACCTGAACACCTACATGACCGAACTTGCAAACGACATGACAGAGATCATCAACGATGCAACACCGGAAGAAAAGACGGTACTGCGAAACAAGTTGTCTGCACTGGTAACAAAAATCGGTTAAAACACTTAAGGGGCTTATTTAGCCCCTTTTATGTTGGAGGTGGTAAGTTGTTCACGATAAATGGAATGGACTGGAATTTAAGCCGTGTACGCAGTCACAGCCCTATGCTGATGCGTTCTGACGGTACATATACGTTTGGCATGACAGACAGGAACACAAGAGACATTTACATATCAAATATGATTCATGGTAATTTCTATGACCGTGTCCTGTGCCATGAGTTGTGCCATGCGTTCTGCCTGTCCTACAATTTGACTATGGATATTCAGACAGAAGAGATTGTTGCAGACTTTTTGGCTACCTACGGAAGAGAAGTGTTTGCGCTTGCTGATGAACTGATAAGCGGATACATGGAAAGAATGGCATAGAAAAGACCCCTGTTATGGGGTCTCTTCTTTTGCACAGTCCTCTAAGTCTTTCTGAAGAATTTTAGATGCAAGGTCTGAAAGCTGTGGGAAGTATGTGATTACTTCGGAATTTCTGCATTTCCAGTTTCCGGTCGTTGCGCTGTAAATTCTCTTTGCTTCATCAAAATTATACGTTCTTCCCAAAACTTCAAGTAGGTGGTGCATATATTCCTTTGATGTAATGTCGTAGCAACGGCAGATGTAATTGATTTTGCCACGGTTGATGCAGAACCAGTCTGTTTCAAACTCTAATGTCGGCTTTTCCTCGATTGCTGTGGTTGGTTGCTGATTCTTTACCGCAAAATAAGCATCCACAAGAGCATCTTGCACTTTCCATGACAAATCATCATTAAACGGCTTCACTACTTTAAGATATCCACGCTCTGTAAGCAATGTAATACCGGCAGGAGGAATTTTGCAAAAGTGACTATCTGTCCCCTTTGAATTTCCACTGTACGTTAAACGTACCGTAGAATCTTTCGTTAGAACAAAATAATCTTTTCCAACCTCAAAGTGCTTTTTATTTCTCCTAAATGCATTTTTCGCAGTACCACTTGGTCTACGATGTACTTCATCAATATCCCTAAATGTTACAACTCTTTGACCATCATATTCTCTGACAGCCAGTTCTGTTCCCTCAACGTTTACCAGTTCCGTCATATTCTACCTCCTAAATCTGTGGAACGTAAGAACCATTCATAATACCGATTGCCAGCTTCATTCCCTCTACGGCATAGTAGTTAATAGTACTCACTTCACATTCTGAAAAAGAATCCATGAGTTCTTCAAAGACTTTTTCACTCACGATTCCCTGCAGTTTATCAAAGAACGGCTTAAAATATTCTGATGATTTATCTCCTTTTTCCGATGTGTTGATAATCTGACTTTCGAATACGATTTCTAAAAATTTGTCCATGATTTTCTTCTCCTTTTTAATTGATTTTCCCAAGAGAAGATGATAAAATGATTTTACCATCTCTTTGAGAGTGGTGGCATTAGAGCGTTGTGCTAATTGGATGTTGGGGCAACGTTCTATTTTTTTTGACCTTTCAAAAACTTAATTCCCTCTCGGATAATCTCTAATATTGAATAACCGGAAGTAGAAGAGAAATTCATTATTTCTTCCTTTTCTTCTTTTGTTACCCGAACATAAAGTCTATCATTCATAGGGTTGTCTGTTTTAGGTCTGCCTGTGCGTGGTGACATTGCGATCACCTCACTTTCTGTACGCACATTTATAATATAATAGTACGCACAAAAAGTCAAGCACTTTTTCAAAAAAATAAAAATGCACTAGATTGAATCTAGGGTGTCTATCATCCGACCAGTTTATTCACCGACTTATTTTCCAAAAATTCCTTAATTTCTCCGTATCCCCAACCGTATCCAACCAGTGAACTTACAAGCATTTCTGCATTCTGAACTAACAGTAGTTCTTCCTCGGTCAGATAATCCCGGATGTTTTCTTTGTTGCCAATATTAAGGTCAAGCCGTAATTGCTTTGCTGTTTTTCCAAATACTGATTTATAAATCAAATCGGTGTAGGTAGAGTATGCATGACCGTGCATCCGTTCATTTTCGGAAGTCCTCTGTAAACTATCCGTAAGTACCCTGCGGACACCGATTCCTTTTTCACGTTCCCGTATTTTGCCGATAAGAGCCTTTTCCATTGCATTGAATTGCTTAATATAGGCTTCCTTGAACTGCATTGCTTTTTCACCAGTGTATCCCATAGCAAGAAGAGTAAATCCGTCTCTTGTCATAACAAACATAGGTTTTTTCCTGTTAATACTATCTGTATAAGAGATAGGCACGAAATTGTGCTCTCTAAATTCTTCACTACAATCAAGTTCTCTTATGTCCTGCATAACACGTTTATGCTCTTTTCCAAACGTTTCCGCAACATCAAGGCTTGTTACAACGGTTACTTCTTCTTTGTTTAATGTTTTGATTTCAACTAACATTTTCTACCTCCAACAAATACATTGTCATGGGGCAGAAGAGCATAAAAATAAGCCCACTACCCCTGTTACTGTTGGAGTAGCGAACTTCCAATCTTTTTTTGGTCTGTCTTTATTCCGGGTCTTGGTTGCAATCTAGGCTGTTTAAGCAGCTTTCACTCACCGGACATGATGCAAGACTTCCTAACTGACACATATTATATCATGCAGAACATGGGTTCGCAACATAAAAAATAAGAGCACCCTTGCGGATGCCCTTAAAATCCTATATTCTATTGTAATTTGAGTACTTCTTTGTTTCCAGTCCAAATGCTTGTTTCATATTCCAGTTCAATGCTCTGCGCATCCTGCGGAACTACAAATGCAATCTTGTAAGATGTTTTTCTGCCACTTGAAATATTCGCATTCAACGAAGAACTATCAACAACACTGTAATTCTGCTCACAATCTGTATTGTCTGCGTAGCACTGGAAATCATAAATGCTTACATACTTATCATCTTTGCTGTTATTCTGATAGGAAACATCAATCATTATGTATTTCATTCCGTCTGCCGGAGTGTTCCAACCGTATTCATCCTCATAATCGGTGAAGTTAAGGTCAAAGTCATTTATTGTGACTTGTAAACCGTCTGCATCAAATGTGTAACCGGGATAAATGACAGTATCTGACTTATTTATGATAGGCTCCGGTGTCTGTTCCTCTGTAGATTCTACAGAAACTTTTACTTCTGCAATAGGTATAGAAACATCGTCACCAGGTTTGTTACCTATGTTGTAAACTATGATTGCAAGAACACACCATATAATGGCAAACCACGAACCAGTATGCAATTTATTCTTTTTATCACCAGTAGCAATGTCGATTATTGCAAGAATAACAGCAACCGGAATAGTAAATGTCAAAATAGAAAACACAGCCGCCAACGTACTTAATGTGCTCTGCTTTTTCTTAGGTGGCTTTTGATTGTTCTGAACTGTCTGATTTTTTTGCTGTTCCAAAATGTCAATATCAAATTTAGACATACAAGAATCACAATAACCTATTCTGTGATATACCGGCAATCCTTTTTCATCCGTAGCCACCTGTTCTGGAACAACTCTCATTTCTTTACCACATTTGTAGCAATTCATAATATTTCCCCCTCTAGGTTTTATTAAAAATCTCATTTTTTGAGACTTTTTTCGTAAAAAAATTTTGGGTCAACCGTTTTGATACCCCCGTAGGTCTGCATTTTCAACCGAAAATTTCGTTTTCAGAGGTTTTTGAAAGAAAAATTTTTCGTCAAAATATAATTCAAAAAATTTCAATCCCCCCTGGGGTAGCACTTTTCAAGCTGAAAAATCCGTTTTCAGAGATTTTTCACTGATTTTTTTATGCCGATTCAATGCATGAAACGCTTGTAAGCTCCTGTGGTGCATCTGGTCACCGTGTCGCAGCTTTCGCAAGGTCTCCAACAGCCGAAAGAATAGCATCGTGCGCAGACCGTAGCAGCTCCGAAGATTCCGGAGACAGACCACCGGCGGAAGATTCCACATTTATAACGATTTCCAGCCGCTCCCCGGCATCCGCTACGCTCTCCATGATATCGTATACATGACCGATTCCCAATTTTCGCATTTTGTATAATCCCCTTGTAATATTTGATTGTACACCAAGACAGCGCAAGCCGTCAATATATCTGGGCGCAGGATCTGACCGGATCCGGTGGAAGAGTAACACAAATAGACCGCCAGACGGCAGCAGATCCAACGGAACACGACAAAAAGACGGTTGCAAGCCGTCTTTTATCTGTTTTCCAGTTCAAAAATTGCCCATCGCAAAACTGCGGCTGTCTCCGTGTCTTTCTCTCGCTCCGCACACTCTAACAGCTTGTATAGTCTTTCAATGTTCTTTTCTTCCATCCTATGGTAACCTCCTTTTTTTTATTTTTGGGTAAATTTCACCCATAAAACCGCCGCCGGTAGTGATCCGGCGGGCATCCTCTGCGGCGGCTGTCAAGGTTCAAAATCTATGATTCCTAAATAAAATTGATCTTTAAAGTTATTAAAAAAATGATCTTTTAAATCTGATAATGTTTTTTCTCCATTTTTTAACGCTTCAAAATCATTCAACACCATTTCATCAGTATAATTTGCATATTTATTATAATTAATTGATATTCTAAATTTTTCTCCGGATTTTACCCAACCAAAACGACCGGAATTTTTAGCAACTGGATATACACCTATTACATAACCGTATAAATCATTATAATCTTTTGTGTTTTTGTCGTGCCAATCCTCTAGTTGTATTTCTGTGCCGTCAGGCATTTTCGATTTTTCTATAATTTTCATTTTCTCGCTCCTCCGCATTTTCAATTTTTTCCGTTTCCGGGTAAAGGCAAGCCGGGGAATCGAACCCCGGTGAAAACCAACCTTGCCGATTATTTGCTTGCTAAAATCTCCCTTGCTAATAAATCCCAGTAAAGTCTATCGCCGCGCTTGTCAAGCCACTTTTCGGCTTCTTCTGTGCTTTCGTCTAACCATTCAGCCATAAGCTGGATGATGTCATAATAACTATAATCAACGCCGACGCCTAAACCTCTTAACCATTCTATGCAAGCGTTACGCTCTCCAAGTCTTGCAATCGCCCAGCCGTATTCACTTATAAACTTTTCCTTAATGTCCTTAATTGTGTTAAGCTCTTCGCTCTGTGCAACCTCTACTAAATAATTTTTAACTGCTGCCTTAACTTCCTTGCTGTTTGTTCTTCTCATTTCTTTTTACCTGTGCTATAATATATCTACCTTTCTTTTTTGATTGGTGCCGGTGTTCGCTTGGTAGGTGGTCACCGGCTTTTTTATTTGTTGAGATAACTATATCATGATATATAGCATGTGTCAATACTTTTCTATAAATATTTATATAAAATTTATATGACATGATATATATACAATTATATTGCATTTATATATAAAGTGTTATATAATATGATAAAACAATTTATTAAAGGAGGTTTTTCAGATGGCAAGGACAGCAGATTATACACGCAAAGCAATTAACAATTACCGCAGTAAATTTGATCTTGTACAAATCAGATTACCAAAAGGCACAAAGGACAGAGCAGCAGAATCAGACATAAATATAAATGATATAGCTGTATCGGCTGTATTGGCTTATTTAGACACTTTGGAGAGCCAAGCGGAGAATTTACCGCAAGAGCCGGAAAAGGCCGCAGAAAAGGCAAATACAGAGCGCACAGAGGTAGAAGAGAAAGTTGCATTGATGCAAGCAAACGAAAGACTTCACCAGCTCCAGGAGCAGAGGAGAGCAGAGAGAAAAGCATCAGAACAACCGCAAGTTGTAGAAGCTGAGGAATTTTTAAAAAATATCAATAAATAATTGCAATAATCTATTGACATGTTATATAGCATGATATATAATCAAGATACAAACAAACGAAAGGAGCAAATAAAATGAAAGGAACACCGGAGCAGATCACAGCAAAGAAAGCCGCCCGGATCCGCTCAAACGTCCGGCAGTTCTTCCGGTACTACCGGGAGCAACTGGAAAATGTGGAATCAGAACGGCTGAAAGAATTTAACCGGGCAGAACTCCAAGCACTGGAGACGGTGCAAGCGGAAACGCTCCAAGCACTGGAGAGCATGACAGATTCGGAGTTATTGGCCAGCAAGACCGCATACGGTGACAGGGCACTAATTGACCGGATCACAGCGAGAGCGGAACGGATAAGAAGAACAGAAAGAGTAACAGCATAAACAGGAATTAAGCAGGTGTAACAGCCTGCTTTTCTTGATCTATTTTCACTGCGTTGTTTTAACGTGCTAAATTTTGTAGACAAATTGTAGACATTTTGTAGACGCAGATAAGATTAAATAAGATTAGATTAAATAAAAGGAGATAAGATAAAAGTAAATAAGTGCAGAAAGACAATGATATACCAAGTATATATAAATACTAGAGCCGACCGGCTGCCACAATACACTCATCTGCAAAAATTACCTATCTGTCTGTCAAATAATCCCATTTGTCAAATTTACAAGAATGATATTTTTTAATCGCATGATTTTTATATGCTCAGGATCATCGGCAGACATACCACCATAACAAATCGTCAAATGTGTAAAAGGTTGTTGTGGATTTATAAATAGCACTTATGGTATGATAAAACCAGTTAGGGAGCCGACGCTAATACGGTGCGAGTGACAGCGGTACAAATCCACCCCCCTCTGGATATGCAGCCGCCCAGATTGCAACCAAGACCACCGGAGTCGACAGACCGGAAACGACAAGAAGTCACTAGCTTGTCACTTTTTTAGATTTATGTTTTTACTGATACACGTTGAGGAGATCAAAAAAACATGGGTTTATTAAGTGATGCCTAGTTATTTTTTATGCGGATTTTTAGGAGGTGCAGAGCGGTGCAGGACGTCAGAGAGATTCCAAACATTGACGAGATTAAAAAAAATATCCGTAAATACTTTGACGATTATTGTGCAGCTTATGGCATTGATGACATGAGATCACAACGGCAGCCAGTTTTTAACGGAGCCATGCAATATATATATAATAATTATATAAGGCCTAGCAATGTATTAAAAGATATACCCCAAAACGTAGTGGATAATAGTATTAATCAAATGTTAACTAACTACAATGCGTACAACATAGATCTGTTGTATGAGGTTTATTTATATCTTAGGGAGTTAGCTAATGCTTATGATATGACTGCTACAGCTGATACATTTAAGATATTAACAGGTATATCTAAACAGGCATTAAGTGCCTGGAGGACTAAATCAAGTACGTCGAGCATGGACGAGGTCAGAAAAGCTTTTGTAAATTGGTTAGATGATGCAGATTGTGACCAGCTTGTTGCTTTTAATCTACGGAATGCTCTAGGAGCAACGGAACGATTAAATAACGACCACGGAAGGAAACAGACCACACAGCAAGAGATTGTGCACAAGATAGCCAGGACAGCCGACCAGCTCCCACGATTAGACACAGATTTTGAACAAAATACATCAATGTTGACCGATTCCGGAGCGTACGACAGCGACAACGAAAATGCAAATGAGTAGCAACAACTGCGGAAACGTGCAGAAATATGGGATAGTTAAGAATGTATCAATAAAGACTGCGCGAAGCGCGAATTTTGCGCATAGTTGAAATATGTTGGTAATGATGGGGGAGGGGGTTTATAGAAATTCGGAAACCAGCCCTACTAAGTCCAGTAAACTACCCAAAAAATAAAAAGGCTTCGACAGGAGGTGATACTAACATGGAGTTATCTTACACACAAAACAAATTGCAATTTAACAGACCGTCATTTAAGGACGAACTTAAAGATAAGCTTGGAACAGTTTGCTGTAACTGTGGAAGTAATTTGGATGTAGAGTATCACCACATAGTGCCTTTAGCATTGGGAGGAACAAACAATATAGGTAACATTGTACCTCTTTGCCATGTTTGCCATCAAATTGCACATGGTTCTAGGAACATCAGAGACATAAAGAAACCTGAAAACACTGGCAGACCTAGAAAGCCGCCTGTTCCGGGCTATCTGAAAATCCTAGACGAATATAAGAAAGGCAAGATAGGCAGAAAAGAATGTGAGAAACAGTTGCAACTTACTCAGGGAAGCAAGCTAACTGATATGTGGTTCTATAAGAAATACCTGAAAGATAATCGCATAAAGGTTCTTAAGAACCGGATAGATATGTTAAACACACCAAAATGTTTGAAAATGGATCACTCGCAGGAATTTGTAGCAAGGGTTGTTTATGAAGACGGAAAAGAAGAAAAGTTCTTCGCCTGTGGTTGATTTTAAAAATTTCCTCAAAAATAAAAAAGACCCTTAGGAGGTGTATCACATGATTTTCATTTACATAGTTTTAGCATGGATACTGGTTCAATTACATGCTCCTGCATGGGTATATATCCTGTTCATCATCGGAGTATTTTTAAGAGCAGTAGTCACTGGTAGAGATTAAGCGTATGCAGATATTTGGGAAAGAAATAAAAGACGAATGTTCAAAATGCGGTGAAGTCCTGCAATGCGAATTATTTCTGCAAGGTCATGGGATTAAGAGAGACCGTGAGAACGTTACGGAAATGGTTAGCTGTCAGATGAAGCACCAAAAGATCAGACTTGATAAAGAGCCTAAAGAAGATTTGCCAGTTAAGGAGAAATGTGAATTGCCACCGGAGATTAAAGAGATTTACACAGAAGTTTGGAAAATCCATAAAGAGTGCGCTAATCCGAAAACGGATGATGACTGGTCGTATCTTATCCGGCAAGGCAATCTGCTGATTAAAATGCACAACAATAGCCAGTTTGCTAAAGCACTGGTAATGGCAATGATTGATGAAATTGAAGAAAGGAAGAAGAAAAAGTAATGGGAATGATACTTTTGAAAATCGTAACAAGCGTGGTTTTGATTATCCTTGTTATTTGCGGGTTATGCAGTTTATCTTCTCAAAAGACTGTGCCTGCCGGAATTTTAAGTATTATATTTGACTGGTTTTTAGCATTGGCAGTTTATCTCATGTGGGTATAGCCTATGTGGTTACCTGAGATTATGCGAATTATCCCATATCACATCGTTGAATGGGTTAAATTCATAAAGCCATTTTTATTGCCGAATATCCTGTGTTGTGTTGGCATCGGATATGTGGCAGAGAAATCAAGGCATCAAGAGTGTATGTAGCCTGTGTGTGGGAAACGAAAAATGGAAATATGCGTTCGACAACACAAAGTTTTACAGAATACCGTGCACAGGCGTGACAATTAAGCAATATAGGGTGTTTCACGAAAATAATCCGGGAGCAGATGGTCTCTCTCCCGGAGTTTAGGGGTTATCGCCAAGCGGTAAGGCACAGCACTTTGACTGCTGCATTCGCTGGTCCGAATCCAGCTAACCCTGTTTCGCAGATGTTTTCTTCTTTCGGTCTTTGCCATCTGCGAATTGTCTTCCATACTTTTCCATTGGAGACACTCCTTTCACCTCATAGCGGAATGCTGTTAAGAGCCGTCGCAAGGCTCGTGAGGGTTTTCCACGTAACCGCTTGAAGCTTTGCAACCATATAGCGGTGAAAACTTTATCTGCGTCTATAAGACGATACCGTGATTGCAATAATCGGTAGGTAGCAGATAGGTGTGCCAGAAGTTAGGCTGTGGTTATACGGCACAGGTTTTGGGGAAATATGCATAGTGGCGATTGCAGCGGTCTGTAAAACCGTGACATTAGAAACACCGAAGGTTCGACTCCTTCTTTCCCCACGATGTCGGATCGCAACCGACTAGCAGGTAACTGGCGGATGCCCTGCGAAAATAAAAATAGCCATAAGTGTTGCGCTGTGTCAGTGCCTTAAATGTCGGCAGACAGCTTACGGAAACGCACATTGGGATGTAGCGCAGTTGGCGAGAGCGGCTGTCTTATACACAGTATGTCATGGGTTCAAGTCCCATCATCCCAACTTGCAGAAATAAAACACAGCGTGAGATACGGTGGCGGCACAAGGTGTTTCGTAAATGTACAAGTCAGGTAAACAGCCGGGAGACACCCTACCGATAAACAGCAGAAAATCATAACGCTTGTCCCTGTTCGCAGGTGCTGACTAACTGCTGCATAATATCTGTTTCTGCAATTATTCGGTTAAATTACGCTGTCTGCCAGCAGATGGTCTATGTTTTGGCTGAAATTCAATGCTTGCATATTGCTATGTGACATTTTAGTGCGTAGCAGAACCCGGGAAATATGCTTGCATTATGCAGATATGGTGTAATGGTATCACAGTAGCTTGCTAAGCTATCCAGCAGAAATGCTGTCAAGGTTCGAGTCCTTGTATCTGCGTTTATACGAGTGGGAACGCATATCATTGTTCGCAGGGGGATATGCATAATTGTGAGTTGAGATACCTGTTTTAGCAATTAACCATGCTATATTTGCCATGTGTCCGGTTGGTCGAGGGTGCTGTCTTGAAAACAGTCTGGATGTAAAAGTCTCTGGGGTTCAAATCCCTAACATGGCGTGCGTTGCTGAAGGATGCGACCTGTGGTTGCTATTGAGAAGCGAAAATTCTAGAAAGTAACTTTGTTGAAATAGTGGCAATTCCTCTTGTTTTGGAAAGCAATGAAAAAGTTTGACCGTTTCAAGTTTCAAAAAATCGTGAAAACTTTATATACGTCTGTCTGTTGGTCAGAAAGAGGTCTCCAAAACCTCTAACGAAAGTTCGATGCTTTCCGGGCGTGTTTATCCTTATCTCCACTTAGTCTGGTACTACTGCAATTTGTCAGGTCGATGGGAGATGTATGGATAGTAGTTGCTCATTATCGGTTAACGAAAAACACTTCTGTGAGTAGAATTTGCAGATTCAAAAGCAGTCGAGCCTTGTTTGGGTCGGGTGGGTTCAACTCCCACGGCAACTATTCCCTGTCTAAAACGTAAGCCACATACGTTTAGCGAAAACCAAGCCTATGAAGTAGAGAACAGACAAGATTGTGAGATTGTGGATAGTCAGTGACAAGTAGACGGTGCATCTTTGGTTATGGCAAGCGCAAGCCATAAAAGGTTTTACGGTGCGATTCCCATGTATAGCTTCAGTGGAAGAGCGGCATCCGCATAGGATGTGTGTCGGCGGTTCGATTCCGTCTGCATGGGTTACGGAGGATATGAGGATGAATGGATTGAAAGATTATCAACCGCAGACAGAAGCATTACGAAATTTTGGCATAGATGTTTCAAGAGAAGCAGTAGAAAAATACGCTTTGGAAAAATTTGGAAGGATACCTCAAAATCAGATTGAGAGAGATTCTGCGAGAGACTGTAAAGTGATGGAAGAAAGCAGAAGGATTATGAAGCAAGGATTTGAAAATGTGTAAATTTTGTGAAAAGTGGCATGATGAAAATACAATCTGCGGAGCTGACATAAAAATTCATAAATGCGCAAATGAAACAAATTTGACATGTGCACAGATTATGAAGAATACCTGCGATAAAGTGCCAGGTATCGTGATTTATAAAGGATGTAAGGCAGCAGGCTACTTTGATATTTCATTTTGCCCCATGTGTGGCAGAAAGTTGGTGGAAGAATGAAGCCATTAGAAGAAATATTTTTCAGAGCTTGCGTGAATGAGCAGAAAAGAAAATTACATTCTAGTGATCGGGAATTGAGCATAAGAACTATTGGTAATATTTTTGAAAGGCTTGGATTTTCGTACAAGCAGTTAATGTATTATGTCAGCAAATGGTCTGACAAGGGATTTTATAATTATGGAGTGACGCTTGACTTAGGCTGGTTTGAATTTGACAAGCTGACCGGAGAATATAAGAAGATTTATGATTATATGACAAGTACGGACGGATGGAAAGATGGAGAACTTGCAAATTATATTGTCAGTAATTCGTTTAATCGGGAAAGGATAACAAATTTTGCATTGAAAAAGCATCTTGGAATTGGAAAAGATGAGGACTTCTTCAATCCATACAAAGAGGGGTAACTAATGAAACATAAAAACAAATGTAAAACTTGCGACAGGTGCGGAGCAGAAATAGGGAAAATGCCGGATTTTTTAAATTATTTGATTCCGGTAAAAATGCCAGCACATTTTCGTATGGATTATTTCGACAAGACAGGTTATATAGCAAATGAATGCCTGTCGAGAAACAAAATGCTATTCGCAAATATTGTTGTAAGCCATGAACGTAAATCAAAGGAATATGACTTATGCCCTAAATGTCGGAAAGAGTTTGAGGAGTGGATGAAGAATGAAAGACACAATATTGTACATCAGTGATAGAGAAGAAAGAGTCGCAAGCTTTTTGAAAAATCTTTGTCTAAATTGCTGGAATGCAAAAAAAGAATATCTTTTGGATTTGAGACATGACATTTTGATAACAGATAAGGTTGATGTTGTTGGAAAATCATTTTATGGAAGTTATTTGGGGTGTGGATATGGGCATTGTTTATATTACTGCATCGATGAAACAATTGATAAAAACAGAATGACGGATAAAGATAATCAACAACTAATGGAAATACTGTTTCATGTTAGAGAAGGAGCAAAAGAAGTATCCGAACAGGAAATATTATATATGCTTGATATGAAAGTAGGTGGATGAAAGATGAGTATGACAGCAGTAATTGAGAGCATAGAACGTGATGCGTTTCGACAGGTCACACCTAAAAACATCGGTAATATTGAAGATATAAAAATTGAATGCGCAACGCTGGGAGATGAACCGGTTATTATGGCTAATTCAAAGGAAGACGAGGAAACTTTGAAAAAATGTTTTTATGCAAAATTGTCCGAACATCGTTGTAGCAAGTGCAACCGTCTTTTAGGCAAATTCAACGGACAGGCTGAAATCAAATGCCCGAAATGCGGGGAAATCAATAAAATTGGAATGAGATTTTGATGAGGTAATCAATATGAAAGATGGAATACATGGAAACGAAACAATAGATGAAGTATCTGCTTATCGTATTCTTCGTGAGCTAGGAAAAAAATCCAAAAAAGATAGAGATGGTAAAGTACATATTAGAGAAATACAGAACGGTCATGTTGGCAAGACAATAGCCAAATATTAACTATCAAATAGATATTTTAGAGCACCAGTCGTAGAGTGCCTACGCAGAGAGCCAAATTTCCAAAATTTTAGGGAAGGAGGCTCTTTTATATTGGCGAGTCAGAGCCTTATATCGGCAGTAAACAATTACGACAAGTACATAGAGCAACATGGGATTGATGAACAGGTCATTGATGCGTACATACAGGCATTATCGGTTGCATTTCGGTCAGAAAATGATGTTAAGTACGGATTGCAGCAATCAGCAAAAACAAAGTCACTCATTGCAAAATATGTCAAAGAAAAGACAGGCGGAAGAGTTGCTGATTTGGAAGTATACGCAGGGGATAATGATACATCATATAAAATTTTAGATCAATTTTACAATGTTTTAATGTATGAATCAGCATATCTAGTTGACAGCTTTTTTTATTACATTGAAGTTGATGAAAAAGACCCGTGGAGAAGATTTTATTTTCCAAGAAGAAACGTTTTAAAACCAGTAGTAGGAGCATATCAAGAGATTTACGATGGAAAACTGGATTTCTTATCAGTTTCACAACCGAAACGTACAGGAAAGACAACCGGAGGATTGAAACTGGCACAAATGATGGGTGGAAGAGACCCAGATGGAAGCATTTTCGGTGTCGGTAAAGGAGAAGGACTGGTAAAGAGATTCTACGGTGGTCTTTTGCAAGGATTTGAAACAGAAAGCACCTATCAGCGGTTTTTAAGTGTTTTCCCGGAAGCAACAAAAATAAGCAAAGATGGATACAAGAGCGCAGAAAATCTATCAATAGACCTTAAAAGCAAAAATATTTTTCCAACATTTACTTGTAGACCTATTGACGGTGCAATCGTAGGTTGTACGGAAGCAAATGTGCTTGTTTATATTGATGACTGCGTAAAGAACCATGAGGAAGCAAGAAACAGAGACAGGTTAGAGTTCCTGTGTGAAATGGTCACAGATGACGTTTTAGCAGGTAGATTAGAGGGTGCACTCATTATTATCCAGGGAACAAAATACAGCCTGTATGACCCTATTACAGCGTTACAGACCAAGGCTGATGAACTAGGGTGGAGATGGAAAGAGGTTGCAATTCCGGCACTTGACCCTGTAACGGACGAAAGTAACTGGGAAATATACCGAAAGGACAAGCGAGGTCTTAGAAAAATATTCACTACGGACTATTACCGGAAAGAAAGAAAACTTGTTTCCGAAGAAACCTGGGCGGCAGAGTTCCAACAAGAGCCATACGAAGCAAAGGGAAGAATGTTCTCTGAAAGTGAGTTAAATTATTTTGAGGAACTTCCAGTTGACAGAGAGCCGGATGCAATCATGGCGGCTTGTGATAGTGCTGACAAGGGAGAAGATAGCTGCGCTATGCCAGTCGGATATGTGTACGGTAACGAGGTATATATCGTTGATGTAGTATTTGATAATGCAGGAACACAGTTCACAAAGCCTGAATGCGCAAATATGCTTATTAAGCACAATGTAAAGACTGTGACATTTGAGAGTAACAGTGCCGGAGAATACTTCGGTCGTGATGTAATGGAACTTGTAAAGGAACAGGGTGGAAGATGTAGCGCAAGGTTTAAGTTTAACTGTTCCAACAAAATTACGAGAATGGAAAATGCAAGGGATAATGTAATTCGTGATTATTATTTTCGTGATTTCAAGAAAATGGACAGGCAGAGCCAGTACTACAAATTCATGAAGGAATTAACCACTATGACACGTAGCGGAAAAGTAAAACACGATGATGCACCGGATAGCATTGCATTGTTTGAAAATGAAATGAGAGCAGGAACTATGGCAAAAGCAGAAGCAATTCAAAACCCATTCTCTTTTGGACGGAGGTATTGATATGACAACAAAAGAATATTTAGGGCAGATAAGCCGCCTTAATCGGATGATAAATAATAAACTCACGGAAATTGCACAACTCAAAGATATGGCGGCAAGCATATCTGCTCCGCAAAGTGGTGACAGAGTGCAGACTACACCGAACTTTGACAAAATCGGAACAAAATATGCCAAAATTGATGAAATGGAACGGAAAATAGATGGCATGGTAGATGAACTTGTCGATAAAAAAGAGAAAATTATACAGCAGATAGACAGCATGGAAGATGAAAACACATACAATATTCTGTTCGCAAGGTACATCGAAAAGAAAACTTTTGAAGTGATTGCAACAGAAATGAAATATTCATGGAGACAGGTTGTCAGACTTCACGGAACTGCATTGAAACAGTTTGAAAAGAAATACGGAGAAGGATATTTGAATGAATGATGTCATTGAATGTCATATATAAAAAATGGTAATGTTAAACTGACGAAAATATTTAAGATGCTTTCTAATCCTCCTAAAAGGCAAACAGCCGGGAATACCGTCTACGTTATGTGGGCGGTATTTTTGTGCGAAGAAAAGAGGTATTTATGATTTTTAACCAAAAAATTAGAGTGTACTGTCCGGGATGCGGACGGTTGGTCGGTGAATGTAGTGCAAAATCGCATATCGACAAGACATATAAGTGCAGGAATTGCGATAAGATGGTTGTTTATCATACGGAGACCGGAGAACGTGAGATCAAGAAACTTCCACAGAGAGATCAGAGCAGCGGAATAACATTTTTGTAGGTAAAAATATGAACACTATGAAATTTCAAGACCTTGTAAAGGGTTGTCACGGTAGAAAAATTGCATATACGGATGTGGAGCAGATAACCGAAGACAACATTGTAAAGGTTATTGGTGATTGCATCGGTGTTTTTAATTACAATAAGTCAGTTATCAAGTACTTGTGGGAGTACTACAAAGGTGACCAGCCTGTACTATACCGAACAAAGCTGTCAAATGAGGATATAACAAACAAAATTGTTGAGAACCATGCGTATGAGTGGGTGCAATTCAAAGTTGGTCAGACTTACGGAGAACCTATTCAGTTTGTAAGCAGAAAAGATGATGAAGCTGTAAATAAGGCAGTAGATGAACTGAATGATTACTTAGCTGATGCAAATAAGCATGAGAAAGACATAAAAGCTGGTGAGTGGCAGTCGGCAACCGGAACATCATTCAAAGCTATTCAGATTGTGAATGGAGATGTGCCTATCCGTGTGGTTGCACCTAATCCTCTGAACACGTTTGTCATTTACAACCGCAGTTCCGAAGAACCGATTTTAGCAGTCCAAGAATTAAAGGACGAAAACGGAGAATGGTATAAACTTTGCTACACAGAAACACATGAGTGCAAAATAAAGAACAGTTCCATTATTACTGATTCGTGGAAACTTCACGGATTTGGTGGTATTCCGATTGTAGAATTTCCAAACAACCATGAACGTTTATCTGATATTGAACTTGTTATAGATCTGCTGGATGCAATAAATAATACGCAGTCTAATAGAATGGACGGCATAGAGCAGTTTATACAGGCATGGTACAAATTTGTAAACTGTGAAGTTGATGAAGAACAGTTCAAAAAAATGAAAATGAACCATGCATTGGTTGTAAAGTCCATCAATAAAGACAATAAGTCTGATGTGGATGTTATGTCTCAGGAGCTTGACCAAACGCAGACACAGGTTTCCAAGGATGATTTAACAGACAGCGCACTTTCAATTTTGGGAATACCGAACAAGCAAGGAAACACTGGCGGTGATACGCAGGGTGCGGTTGAGCTGAGAAACGGATGGGATTTTTCAAAATCAAGAGCAAGGCTTAAAGATCCGGTTGTTAAGACAGCAGAGAAGAGACTGGCCAAGGTTGCACTGAATGTTATCCGCATTAAGAAAGAGGATCTGAAAATCACTCTTCGAGATTTTGATGTGCAGATCAACCACAGTCCACAAGATAATATGTATACCAAGTCGCAGACATTACTGCAACTTCTGCAGTGTGGTATTCATCCTCTTATTGCAATCAAAACGGTTGGACTTTGGGGAGATTGTGAAAAGACTTTCAACCTTTCCAAACCTTACCTTGATGCTCTGTGGAAAACTGCTGACATTATCAACATGGAAGAGCAGATGGCAAAAGCACAAGAAATTGTAAAACAAATGCAAAATAAGACAGTTGCCTAGAAATAGGTAGCTGTTTTTATTTTATAAAATTTGCAGCTATGCGGTAAATAGCAGAGACTCAGCAGGAGCGACCTGCGGTAACAAAAGCGTGAGTTTAACGGAGGTAATTTATGACACGAGAAGACGTATTAAAACTTTTTCCCGAAGCTACGGACGAACAGATTACAAATCTTTTGAATCAGAACAATTCGGAAGTTGCAAGAGAAAAAACAAAGGCAGGACAATACAAGGCTAAGGCTGATAGTGCAGATGAGTTACAGAAAAAGCTTGATGAACTTGAAGCCGGAAATCTTTCTGAAATTGAAAAAGCTAATAAGGCTTTGGAAACTGCAAATGCAAGAATTGCAGAGCTTGAAAAGACACAGGCTATTGCGAATCAGAGAAGCAATGCAGCATCCAAGTTTAACATTTCTGCTGAACAGGCATCACAGGTTATCAAAGATGACGGCAGTTTTGACTACGAAGTACTCGGAAAAATTATCTCTGATAAAGAAACCGCTGCGGCACAAGCCAAGGAACAGGAGATTGCAAACGGATCTACTAATCCTGGCGGTGGTAGTGCTGGTGGTGGAGATGGAACTGAAAGCAAAGGTGCTGAAATGGCAAAGAAATATAATCAGCGCTATGTAATCGAACAGTAAGCAAGGAGGTATAAACGTTATGGCTTACATGAAAACCACTACTTACACTTCTGGTGTAAACATTTTAGCAAGTGAAGTCGGACTTGTGTTAAAAACCTTTGAGGGAACACAAGCAATGGCAACACAGGTAGATGATAAGAAGATTATCAAGGCAGGAACTGTGGTTCCAACAAATAACGCTTCTGCAAAGGGAATTGTCTTTGAAGATGTTGATATTACAGATGACGAAAAGAAGCCTATTTCTGTAATTATTGCGGGCCGTGTTATTAAGGCAAATTTGCCTGTTGCAGTAGATACCAATGCCGAAACCGCACTTAAAGCAAGCGGCATTTACTTTGATTAAATTACGGAGGTAAGAACAGTATGCCTAGTGTATTAACAATGATTACAGACAAGGATAGATTGGATTTTTCCCAAAACTATTCTATCGCAAGAAATTATGTAGGTGACCGTCTTTTCCCTGATATCAAGACCGAAAACCTTGAAGCAGAGTACGAAAGACTTTCCGAAGGAATGGACCTTCCCACCGCAGCAATGGTACACGCATTTGATACCGAAGCTGCTATTGGTGTAAGACCTGGATTTGAAAAAGTAAGCGTAGAAAAGCTGCTGATCAAGGAAAAAATCAACCAGTCTGAAAGATTACGCCAGTTACTGAATCATGGCGTAAGAGAAAGCAATCTGATTGACTATGTATATGACGATATGGGTCGGCTGTCTGATTCCGTTAAGACAAGAACTGAAATCGCAAAAATGGAGGTTATGTCTACTGGTAAGATGACCATTAACGAAAATGGTCTCAATTTTGCTATTGACTTCAAAGTAAATAAGTTCAAGGCACTGAAAGGATGGGAAGATCCTACCCATGATATCCTTGGAGATATTGCAGACATGGTTCAGATGGGTCTTGACAAAGGATATGTTGTCAATACTGCACTGACTTCCACCAAAATGCGCTCTTATATGCTTAAGAATGAAGGAATCATGAAAGCTATTAAGGGAGTTAATTTCGTTGGAATGGCAATTACTCCGGCAGAAGTGTCAAATCTGTTACTTAGCCTGTATGGTCTGAACATGGTAATTGATGATGATATGTACGGAATTGCCAACAAGGAAAATACCACAAGAACTCCTAAGAGATTTTTACCGGATAATGTATTTACTCTTTATGTATCTACTGGAAACGGAAAGATTGGTACTGGACTTTGGGGCGTAACTCCGGAAGAAGAAAAAGCAAGTGCATTTACAAGCCTGTCCAAAAAGCAATTCATTACTATTTCCCAGTGGGCAACTCCTGATCCGGTTGCTGAGTGGACTAAGGCTAGTGGCGTGTTTATTCCTGTAATTCCTAACCCTTATGGAATCGTAATCGGAACACTGACAGAGGGAGAAGCTGGACTTGATACTCTGGTTGTAAACAGTGCAGCAAGTTCTTCTGACACTGGTTTCACCAAAATTACCGTAAGTCCTTCTAAGGGCTCTAATAATTCTTACAAGTACAAGGTAGCGGATGATTGCAAACTTCCTCCTTATCTTGGAAACGTCAAGACTTACGCAACCTGGGACGGAACTTCCGAGATTGAAGCACAGACCGGAAAAGAAATTATGATTATCGAATGCGATCCTAACTATCGTGCTGTTAAGGCAGGAATCACTAAAGTTGTCGCAAAAGATGAATAAGAGGTAAATCATGGCAGATTACACAACCTTGGAGCAAGTAAAAATCAGATTGAAACAATTTCATATTGATGAAAAAACTTCCAAGGTTGTGTTTGATGGCCTTGAAGATAATCCTCTGATTGAGCAACTTATCAGTCAAGCGAAAGCTGACATTGTGGCAAAGAGAATGTACCCGGACAGCTACACGGAACAAAAGATTGCAGAGGACTTGAAGCGGTTTGAGAGCGTGATTGTGAACGTGGTTGTGTATGACCATTCACAGGCTGGAGAAAACTTCATGGCAAATTACTCTGAAAACGGTGTGTCGAGAACATGGAGAGACCGTGACAGTCTGTTCGTAGGTGTATTCCCATTTGCAAAAGTTTTATAACCCCATCGAAATCGAGGGTTTTAGAAGATTGTGCGTGACCATGTTACTGATTCCAGTAATAAGGTTGCAGGCGGCACACTTTAAGGGTGGTGGGCGGTGTGCCAACAATAAGTAACAGGAGATATGAAATGAAAGATTTTTTATTACAGACATACACTATTGCATTGCCTATTTTATTAGGATATATTGTCTGGCTCCTTAAACAACAAAAGAAGGACAGAGATGCAAACAGTAAGGGAACAATGCTTCTTTTGCGTGTTCAACTTATTGAGTATCACGATAAGTACATGAAGTTGGGAGAAATTCCCAGTTATGCGTATGAGAATTTTGTAGAGATGTACAATGCGTATCATGCGTTAGGCGGAAATGGAATGGCCACCAAAATGTACGAGGAAATCAAAGAAATCAGATTGAAGAATGGAGGTAAAGAATAATGGATTTCACACAGATTGGAACTTGCGGAGGAATTGGTGTTCTTTGTTATCTTGTAGGACTTTGGGCGAAAAATTCTACCAAAGTTAAGGATAACTACATTCCTGTTATTGTGGGTGTTGTTGGTGGTGCACTTGGAATTTTAGGAATGTTTGTAATTCCAGATTTTCCGGCAAATGATGTGATTAACGCTTGCGCAGTAGGTATTATTTCCGGACTTGCAAGCACTGGTGCAGACCAGATTTACAAACAGGTAAAGAAAAATGCTTGAAGCAAATAAGCAAAAAATGAAGTATTCCAAACAGGGTGAGAAAGTCACAATCTACGACCGTGACGAAAATGGAAACATTAAGTACATTGAGGTTGACGGTGAAAAGATTCCGGTAGTTTTGAGAGAAGCTATCGGATTTTCTGACCCTGTTTCTTTTTCTGCCAATATCAGCAACAAACTGTCGGAAGTACTGGTAAAGGAATTTGGTATTGATGATTCGAGTTCCTATTGTCAGATTGTAACCGATAAAGGATATTTGCCGATTAAGGCAGGAGATATTGTTTGGAAGAAATCTGATGTGGGGCGAGATAGTGATGGACTGGTTGATGATAAGACAGCGGACTACGTTGTAAAAGGTGTAGCTGATGAAGGACTTACCGTTGACTTGTTTTTGCTTCAAAAGACGGTAAAGTGATATGGGGAAGACGATTGAACTAAATCTATTCAGTGACAAGTCCATACAGAACGCTATTAAAGCTATTAGGGACTACGAAAATAGCTTGACCTATAAATGTAGGCTACTGGCTGAAAAGTTGGCAGAAAAGGGCGTAGAAGTGGCTAGGATAGAGGTCACAAGTTTAGATGCTATCTTTACTGGTGATTTAATGCGAAGCATTCATGCAGAGCATATAGGGAACATAAAAGGCGGTGGAATATGGGCGGTTGTTGCTGATGATGAATCCGCTGTTTTTGTTGAGTTTGGTACACTTGGTAGCCTTGGTGGGAAAAAGGAATATCCATATCCGTTGCCGGAAGGTGTTCAATGGAACTACGGAAGTGGTTCGAACATCATTCAGTTAACAAATGGTCAATACGGTTGGTTCTACAAAGGTGATGACGGAAAAGTGTACTGGTGCGAAGGTATGGATAGCAGACCATTCATGTACTTGACAGGTATTGAACTTGAAAAAGATGTAGTGAAAGTGGCAATGGAGGTGTTCGGTAATGGCGGTTAATGAATATCAATGGGTATCAGATTTCAAAGTCAAGATTGCATCATACTTGAAAATGAAAATACCGCAGAGCCATCCTAAAGCGTATGTAACGGACAAAAGCAAGGATTTGTCAGAACCAACATTCCCTACGGTGTACTTTCATGCTATGCCGTTCACAGAGACAGGACAAGACCTTGAAGCACGTTCTGTTAATGGAATCACAGCATCATACCAGGTGGATGTGATAACCAACAAGAGCCAGGAAGAAGCTGAAGCTATCATGGCTACGGTTGCCGGACTTTTCAAGCGTTTGCGGTTTCAGATAACGTCCATGCCGGAGTTTAGCAATACTTCACAGAACACATACAGAAGCACAGCACGATTCAGACGAATTGTTGGTGCTGACGATACATTGTAACTATTAGAGCCAAACGGCTCTATTTTTTTATGCAAAATTAAGGAGGTATTTATCATGGCAGCAGCCGGAATTTCTACTTTAGGCATTACTTTCGGATATGGTACAGAGACAACAGCCGGAACAAAACCTACGAGTTTTAAACAACTTACAAGAATAAATGCTATCGGTGGCATTAACATTGAACCGGAGCAGATTGATGCTTCCGCACTGGAAGATGCAATCACTAGATATGTAAAAGGTCGTGCAGATACTGGCGGTTCTTTTGCAGTCACAGTCAACTTTACATCAGAAACAGTGGCTGAATGGACTGCACTTATTACAGCTTATAAGGCTCTTACTGGCGGTAAAAGAATGTGGTTTGAAACCGTTATTCCCGGAGAAGAGAAATCTTTCTTCGTTGTTGCACAGCCGCCTGAACAGATTCCACAGCCTGAAATCGGACAGAATGAACTTCTGACGATTGAAATGAATCTTACCATTGAGGAATACAAGGGATTGGACGCTACCGTTGAACTAACAACGGGGGAATAGCAAGTCAGTCAGAAACAAATAACACTGCCGTGGCTGACTTTAATGAAACGGTAGATGAGCCATTGATTTAGCAAAAGAGAGCCGTCTTCGGGCGGCTCCTTTCCAACAAAAGGTTGGGGAAAGGATAAATTATGTTGACTGTAAAATTTGGAGAAAAGAAACTTAACATTAAATTCGGTTACGAAGCAACCGTAAAGAACAACATCATTAAGAAACTGGCAAACCTCGAAAAACAAGAAGATGGAATCGAATCCGTAAATAACATTCTCATGTTATTGCCGGAACTGATTCTTGTTGGTTTGCAGAAATTCCATTCTGATGAATATGGTTTTGATCCTTACAACAAAGAGCAGAAAGAAACAAAGTTAAGCGAGGTTTACTCCATGCTTGATGATTATTTTGATTCTGATGAATCTGATATTCAGAAGTTGTTTGCTGATGTGCAAGGAGAGTTGCTTGAAAATGGTTTTTTAGCAAAGCTCCTGAAACAGGAGCAGGAGAAAAACCCCAAGAAATCGGAGAAGAAGTCAGAGAACTAACATGGGAAATATACTGTAAAGAAGTGCGCCCCATGTGGCTTTTATACACAAAAGGGTACGGATTTACAGTGAAAGATATAGATTCTTCCTGCCCTGCGGATTTAGAACCTTATGCAGAAGCACATAAGTTAGAAATGAAGAAAAAAGACAGAAATATGTGGATGTGGTGGGGAGAATATGGACTAGCAGCAACATCTGTTGCTGTAGACCATTGCTTAAACGGCAGAAAAGCACAATCGAAGTATATAGACAAGCCTATTATGGAGCGTCTTGAAACTGCTAGTAACGAAAAGAAATTGCAAAAACAAAGAAAGGCATTTCTTGCAGGACTTATGGCAATGCAGGCTAATTTTGAATTATCACATCCCAGAAAGGAAAAACAAACATGAGTTTAATAGGAATTGATGTATCTTCCTATCAAGGGAAGATTGACTGGAACAAGGTATCGCAGAGTGGAGTAAAATTCGCAATTCTTAAAATTATGCGTAAGGATTTGAACCCGGACAAGAAGTTTGAAGAGAACTGGAAAGGTTGCCAAGAACACAACGTTCATGTGCACGGAGTATATGAATACGGATATATTACAACGGTTGCAAAATCACGATCTGATGCAAGAAGAGTGCTTACTATTCTTAATGGCAGAAAAGTGACAGTATATCTTGATGTTGAAGATGCTGTTATGAAAGGTCTTGGCAAAAATATTATTTCCATAATCAATGCTTATGGCAAGGTCATCACAGATGCAGGATTGTTATTCGGTGTATACACTGGGGAAAGTTTTTATAAGACATACATTAAGCCTTATGGTGGTGTAAGCTATCCCATGTGGATTGCACGGTACGGCAAGAATAACGGCAAGTGTGATGTGAAATATCAACCGCAAGTACCGAACATGGTAGGCTGGCAGTATACTTCTAAAGGTCGTGTAGGCGGCATTGTAGGAAACGTGGATATGAATGTATGGTACAAGGAATTAGAAGACGTACAGGGCACTACGGAAGCGTACAGCAACCCTTACGCAGAACCGACAAGACTGTTGAAGAAAACAGTTCCTTGCATGAGAGGTGATGATGTGCGTTGGTTGCAATTTGCACTTATTCATCATGGTTGCTTATCTGCGGTGAATGCAAAGGGAAAAAGCAACATTGACGGAATTTTAGGTAAAGACACAGCAACGGCAATCGGAGTATTCCAAAAGAAAGTCGGAATCAAGGTTGATTACAAGTGCGGTGCGGTTACGAGAGAATATCTTAAAAAATAATTTTAGGAACGGTAGGTGTCACAGCTTACCGTTCTTTTTATGTGTAAAGGCGGTGCGGTATGGCAGATATTGATTCTTTGCAGATTAAAATAAAAGCGGATGCAATTAGCGCAAGTAACGCACTGGATAAGTTGGCAAATAGCCTTACAAATTTTCAGAAAAGCTTGTCTATTGATACATCCAAACTGACAAGCATTTCCAACAGCATACAGAGTATCGCAAATGCCGCAAATTCCATGAATACGAGCGGAATTAAAAATATCTCCACACTGACAAATTCCATTAACAGAATGGGAAAAATAGATACAAGCGGATTAAGCAGAATTTCATCTGCACTGAAGACTTTTTCTGATGATATGGCAGGAACTAGAGTAGATGGAGTAGGGGATATTGCAAGCATAGCATCGTCGATTTCAAGACTTGGTGGTGTGGCATCAGGCAGAGCAATTACGAACATTCCTTTACTGGCAAAGAATTTGAAGCAGTTATTTACAACTCTTTCAACCGCTCCAAATGTCAGTGAAAACATTATCCGCATGACAAATGCACTGGCAGGACTGGCATCTACTGGTGCGGCATCCGGGAGAGCGGCAAACTCTTTAGGACGAAATCTGAACACTTATACGGCAAGCGCAAAAAGAGCCACGAAGAGCACATTCAGCCTTGCAGCGGCTTTCGGAAAATTCTACGCAACATATTTCCTTGTTATCCGTGGAATTAAAAGCCTGTGGAAATCCATAGAGGGAACTACGGACTATATCGAAGCATTTAACTACTACACGGTAGCGTTCAATAAAGTCGGCAAAGAATGGGGCAAGGAATTTGAAAAATACGGTTACGACAACGCAGAGGATTATGCGCAGAGTTTCGGAAACCGTGTAAATGAACTTATTGGCAAAATGTCCGGTCTGAAAGTGGATGTAGATGGTGGACTGATTTCTGAAAGTGGAATGAAGAACCTGGGGTTGAATTTACAGGAGATTACCCAGTACGCTTCACAGCTTGCATCTATCACCAATTCTTTAGGGCAGACCGGAGAAGTCACCACGGCAATTTCAAAGTCCATGACAATGCTTGCCGGAGATATTTCTTCTCTGTTTAACGTAGATTTTAGCACGGTTGCAACTAACTTGCAGTCAGGATTAATCGGTCAGTCAAGAGCATTGTATAAGTATGGTATTGATATCACAAATGCCACATTACAGACTTATGCTTACAAATACGGCATTGAAAAAGCTGTCTCCGAAATGTCACAGGCAGAGAAACAGCAGTTGCGTCTACTGGCAATCTTAGACCAGTCCAAAGTATCATGGGGAGATTTGGCAAATACAATCAATTCTCCAAGTAACATGATTCGCCAGTTTACTAACAACGTAAAAGAAGCCGGTATGGTACTGGGTCAGTTGTTTATTCCGGTATTGCAGAAAGTACTTCCTGTCATTAACGGTGTCGTAATTGCGATTAAGAGACTGCTTGTTAGTGTGGCAAGCTTACTGGGAATTAAAATCGACTTTTCTGCATTCGGTCAAGGTGTATCCGGGTACAATGAAAATTTGGAAGATACGGCAGATGCACTTGATAAAGTAGGAAAAAGCGCAAAAAAGGCTAAAAGTTATACGCTTGGTATTGATGAATTAAATATCATTGACCCTAACAGCGGTTCAAGCGGAAGTTCTCCTGCTGGTGGAGCAGGAATTGACCTTACCAAGGAAATCATGGATGCTACTGCGGAGTACGAAAAAGTATGGCAGGAAGCGTTTGATAAAATGCAAAACACAGCTATGGGTTGGGCTGACAAAGTAAGCAAGGTATTTAAGCCAGTAAAAGATATTATAGAAGATTTGTCTTATGCATTTAAGTTTGATTCTGATGCCTGGTTTAAGGTTGCCGGAATGGATACGTCCAAACTGGTAACTGGTATTTTTGACTGGTTCACAAGAGCAATAGATTCTGTGGACTGGGAAAAAATCGGAAGACACATAGGTAGTTTTTTAGATGGAATGGATTGGACAGCAATCTTTACATCTGCCGGAAATTTCATAGAAACTGCCATAGATGCGGCAATAGATCTATGGAAAGGAAGTTTTGATGCTGCGCCGATCGAAACCACGATTATCACAGCAATAGGTCTTTTAAAGTTTACTGGTGTGGGAGATATTATATGGGGAAAAATATCGGACAAGTTATCAGCCACGGTACTTGGATCAAGCATAGGAATAGTTCCTACAATTGCAATAGCTGCTGCTACTTGGGAGATTGGATTTAATGTCGGGAAATCATTAGGTGAAGCACTTTTCCCTGATGATAAAGAAATCTATGAAAATTTCTCGTTTTTTGGAGAAGGTGGATTCTTTGATACAATAAAAAACACTGATTTTTCAATACTATTTGACGCTTGGAAACAGATGAACTCTGATGCGGCAGATTTTTTAACAAAAACAATGCCGATAAGACAGTTTTTTGATTTTCTATCACAATTTAAACTGGATGTAAACGATACATTTGGTTTAGTATCAGTGTTTGAAAATTTAAAACCTATTGCTGAAAACTGGTTTAATGAATATGTCAAGCCTTGGTTTTCGACCGAAAGATGGAGTGAACTGGGAGAAAATATAAAGCAATCATTGTCTGATAAATGGGATTCATTTACACAATGGTGGAGCGGCACTGGTATTCCTTCGTGGTGGAATGGTAATGTATCTCCGTGGTTTACTAAAGAGAAATGGCAAAATTTTGGAGAAACCATTAAGTCTTCATTAAAAGACAAGTGGACAAGTTTCACGTTGTGGTGGAGTGGTATTGGATTTGCTAAATGGTGGAACAATGTAAAATCATACTTTACTACCGAGAAATGGACATGGAGTGGCATCAAAGACGGATTGTCTAATGCATGGAACAATGCTATAGCGGCTGTTAAACAAATTTGGAATAGTTTTGCAAACTGGATAAATGATAAACTTAATTTCTCATGGGATCCTATAACGATAGCCGGAATACAACTTGCACCAGGAGGAAGTATTAGTCTTGGCAAAATTCCTACTTTTGAAACTGGTGGTTACGTTCCAAGCCGATATACAATGTTTATGGCAGGAGAGAACGGTGTACCGGAGATTGCCGGGACAGTAGGCGGCAAAACAGCGGTTGCCGGTGGAGTGGAAATCACCGGAATCAAAGATGCTATTAACACCACAGCAGAAGCGCAAATGCGCATGATGCAACAGGAGATTGACCTGCTTAAGCAGTTACTTGCAAAAGAAACATCTGTCAATATCGGTGATAGAGACATAGCAAGGGCAAACTTAAGGGGTCAGAAAGCTATGGGATTACAGATTATTACTTAAGGGTGGGATTTATTCCCACTCTTTTTTCCTATGGAGGAAAACACAATGATAGCAAGAGCAAGTGATTTCATCATAGTAAACGGAGTACGCTTTCCGTGCCCGGCTCCAGGAATGGAAATAGTTCGGTCGCAGACGGTTAATTCAGGAAGAAATGTAAATGCTGCAGTTGTCGGTCAAAAAGTCGGAAGAAAATTGTGGAAGATAAATAATCTTCAATGGAATGGTTTAGATGCGGAAACATGGAAAGAAATGCAAGATGCGTTAGAGCCATTTTTTGTGCAAGTTACGTTTACTGGGGATGACAATGTAAGGCATACACACACAATGTATCCAGGAGACACTACCGGTAAGCCGTTGTTTTTGGATGATATTTTTTATAGGAACTATGAAACGTGTAAATTCAATTTAATTGATTGTGGGTGGGAAGAATGATAAAAGCTTCTAACGCTTATAAGTCTGCAATGCAGAAAAAGATAAGAGACAGGGCATACATATCAATTACTCTCGGTGTAGTAAATGGTGACGCACAAAACACGGCTCATTTTGACGGTGATTACGCATACTGGGGAAACAAGGTTTTGCCGTTTAGAAATGATGCAGAATATACGGAATATGCTACCTTGGAACAAAATTATATGCGTGTAGACGGTCAAATGTATTTTCTTCCGAGAGAGACAAGCGGATTGTACCAGCTACGTAATGCTCCATTAACTACACAAAACATAATGGAAACTGTAAAAGTAGCATTCCCACAAGAGTATTCCATCAAAGGACTTACGATAGATTTCGGGAAATATTACCCGACTAGCTTCAAAATTGTTACAGATGAAAAAGAATTAACTTATACAAATAGTAAACACGATTTTTCAACAACAGATGTAATCGGAAACACCACAAATATACAAATAATTCCTATATCTATGGTCGGAGGAAATAAACGGCTTAGAGTAGAAAAAATTGTAATGGGTGTTGGATTGACATATAGAAATAATGATGTGTCAACAGCATCTTTTGAAGAATTTGTCAACGGGATTTCAGCGGAGATTCCATACAGAAAATTATCTGTAACAATACTGGATAAAAATAATGTATACAATGTAGACGATGATAATTCCTTTATCAACTTTCTTGAAACTGGACAAAAAATGGAGTTATCATACGGAATGGTCCTGTCAGACGAAACAGTGGAATGGCATAAAAAAGCCACGATTCTTTTGACTGACTGGAACTCTAAAAAAAATCAAATGTCTTTCACCGCAAATGATGTTCTTTCAACTTTGGAAGACAACTATACAATAGGAAATAAAATATACGATAGAACAGCATATGCAGAAGCTATTAGCATTCTAAAAGATGCAGGATTCGAGCCTGATGAGTATTTTGTTGACGATTGTTTAAGAGATGTGATCCTACACAATCCAATGCCGGAAGCACCTCACAAAGAATGTTTGCAGTTGCTGTGCAACGCTTCAAGATGCATTTTATTTGTAGATTCTGACGGAAGAGTAAATATTAAAGCCAACTTTGCAAATGTTATAGATCCTGCAGATATGCAGGTTACATCAAACGGAACTGCATGGTGGGGAAATGCGACTAACGTATTGTATGGAAACAACAATGTATATGCAGAGTTGACAAGAAATTTTATGCGTGTAGATGGTTCACAATTTTTTCTTCCGAGGAATACAGGTACAGCCATCGAACAGACAGGATATGTTACGAGCAATGTTTCTGATGAAAAAGGATTGTTTTCGGAGAATCCAGTGCTTACATTAAAACTTCCTGCAGCATACACGTATTATGGATTGTATATTTCATTCCAGGGTAATCCTCCAAAAGAGATGAAAGTATCGACATATAATGGAGATACACTTCTTAAGACTTTCAAATATGATGATTTGAAAGAAAAATCATTGTTAAATGATGAATTTGAAAACTTCGACAGTATTCGTTTCGAGATAACAAAAGCATATCCTAAAAACAGAGTTTTGATTGATAAAATCAGTTTTGGAGATTTATCTGATTATGAGTTGAAAAAAGACTCCATGACAGAAAATCCTTATGGATACGCAGAAAGAAAAACAAAAGATGTTTTTGTTAAAATATATACATTTCAAAACGGAGAGGATAATACACCGCAAGTAGTTGAAGATAACGTCTATTTAAAGAAATCGATTAACAACACTGGAGAGATAAGGTATTGTGAAAACCAACTTATTTCAACAGAAGACCATGCAAGGACTGTTGCCGAATGGATTGGGAATTATTATGCGAATAATATTTCTTATGATGTTCAATACAGAGGGGATCCGGTGCTGGAAGCTGCTGATATTATTTTCATGGAGAGTAATATTGTAAACAGCTTACAAGTAGAAGTGGAAACACACAAATTAAACTTTAATGGTGCTTTTAGTGGATCATTGCAACTACGAAGAGCAATGAGAACATAAGGAGGTTGTAATGAAAAAAATAATTAACGGTCTTCTGTATAACACACAAACTTCTGAAATAATATATGTTGATGAAATGACAAACAGAAAAATATTCAGAACAGAAAAAGGTAATTTTTTCTTGTTTTATCCAAACGGAGAAATAGTACCGAAAACAAAAGAAGATATAAAAGAGTATTTGGGGCTGAATGATACAGAGAAATATATAGAATTGTTTGGAGATGTGGAGGAAGCATAATGTGGGCAGATCCTAAAACAAATTGGTCTTCTGAATGGAATGGTGAAACTTATATAGGAGATTATTTTTTATATACAGATTATAACCGTATTAAAAATAATCTTTTGGAACTAAAAAGCACTGCAGAATCTATGTATAAAATATCATCTTTTAATCTTGGAGAGGATAAGGTTGAAGCAGATCTTATTTATGCCGATGAAGTTACTTTATTTGAAACTACGCTGGCAGAAATTAACAGTTCCACTTTCTCATTTCCTGAACAATTTAAAACATGGAAAGAAAATAAATCGGTTCCAACACATGAAGACTGGAACAGGATAGAATCGTTGCAGTTAAAAATATACAATACGTTAGTAGCACAAAGAAAAGCGCAGAACCGACTTGCCTTTACGCTTGGCGGTCAGAAAGGATTTAAGGTGTAATTATGGCAAATTTAAAAACAAACTATGTTGATGATGTATTAGATACAACTAAAAATCAGTTAAGAAAATATCAGCAAATACAAAATGACGATGGAACTGTTTCTTTTGTTGATGTTACTGAATATACGCAAGTAGGAACCTCATTCGGGGCAAAAGACATTAATGATACTAATGCAGCCATTAATGATGTAAATGGCAAGTTAAACCATGTATATGGAAAGGTTGTTTTAAGCAATCCATTTGTAGTATGGACAACAAATTCTTTAATAAAATTCAACGGTATTGTGATATGTTCGCTGTCTTTTACTTCTACTTCGAACTTAATAACTAATACAGAAATCAAAGTTGGTAATGTACCTGATTTATTTAAACCACTGAGTAGACAATCTGCATCCTCGTCTGATGGGTGTATTTTTGCAATTGACACCAATGGCAATATATCATACGTACCGAATACAGCAAAGCCATATAGTAGTATTGCAATTGTATATGTAACAGACTATCTGTAATAAATCGTCATATATGGAGTTACAGAATTACCATTACTAAAATACGCAGGTGTAATTGCATTACCGCTTTTTACAATTTCAACAAATCCATAATTTGAAGGATTATAATAATAACCACTTCTTAATCTTTCGTTATATTTTTTTACAAAATACATTTCCATTTTTGGAGAACTATTACTGTTGCCACAACATACAAGTAGTTCATTATATGTTTGTGTAATAGTATACTGACTATTGGTATTTTCAACTAATAGTTTCCATTCTAACTTGCCATTTACAGAAGGAGTGATAGCCGATGGGCGGAGATTAGAAGCAAAAATAAATCAATCAAAAAGAGCATGGTGTAAAAGCCATGCTCTTAATCTATTTATCTGATTCCCCAGTCACCGTAATTGTTGACGAAACCAACCACATATCCTATCATGTCATCAATAAGATTTTCCGGGAGTATGCTGTTCGGAGACATAAGCGGAACATATCTCCATTTTCTTACACCATCTTCAATTATATGTGTTTTCACGACAATATATATCCCACCATTACTGGTCACAATACATCGTTCACCGTCTTGCGGTTCACGATCCGCTGCAAGGAGAATAATTTCCCCCGGCAGATAAAACGGCATATAGTAGTCGCACGGAATTTTCACACCGATATAAGCCTTGGATTTTATGTCTTCCGGCAAATTTTCTATGCACATGGGTTCCACAGCATTTGTGGTTGCGATAATTCCATTCATAAGTTGTGGATTAAGGACAGAAATATACTTGTGCGATTTTTCAAGACTGGAATAGATTTTAGCTTGGTGACGTATGAAGTAACGGATAAGGTACAGAGAGTGTTCCGGCAGACTGCGGCATATCTTGACAGATTCCAACATCTTATCTTCCATAGTGCCGCAACCTACCAGTTCATCTACACTGATTCCAAAGGCTCTAGCAAGCGCAACAGCGGTAGATAGCTTTGTGTCGTTAGAATTACCGTACAGTAGTGAATTAAGCGTAGAATAAGGCAAATTAGCTTCATCTGCAAGCTTGTACACTGTCATGTCCGGCTCATTAAGAAATTCGTGGAGATTCCCACGAAAACTTAACATATAATTTGCACGGTTGACTGATAGATGTGTCGATATTTCTTTGATTCGGTCTTTTTTCATCATGTTTATTGTCCCCCTTTCACATGATACACTTGTAACATCCCTTGAAACGAGGGACATCAAGTTCTGGCGAGGGCGGTGTTTATTGGCGTTTTCACCGTCCTCTTTTTGTTGATATTTTACAACAACAAAAAACGTGAGTCAAATATATATTGATTATCAAGAACGTATGTTCTATAATGTGATGTATCGCTACTTTAGATTCTTCGGAAAATTAAAGGGGAGAGGGGTGTGGTTACGATGGCAGAAAATTTTAAAACTAATGGAAAGAGAATGTCTAAAGAAGAGTACAAGAAAGAAATTATTGATATGATAAATTCTATTGAAGAATCTTATAAATTAAGATGGTTTTATCTTCTTATGAAAGAAAAAACAAGGGATGAATAATCACCCCTTGCGGTTATTGTATAAAGCTTCTGCCTGGACGATTAGCATATCAAGAGTTTCCGGTGGAAGCTTTTCTGCAAAACTTAGTAATCTTAAAATGCGTGGATTCTTTGATGCCCTAATCAATAAATGATCGGTAGATATCATATAACTTTTATCTATTCCATATTTCCTAACAATTTTGTCTATAAGTTCTTCTGTGATATTACTGTCTGCATTTAATAAGCTTACTTCTTCTTTGCAAAATTCTTCATAATCTAAATTTGATATGTCATAACAGCTGCTTATTATTTCTAACGAAAATGAAGATTGCAAATAATTTTCGTATGCTTCCATTTTCCGGTCAATATCACTAGCAGAAGAATTAAGAATATCTATGTTTTTGTTTCTTTTTTCTTCTGACTCTGTGTAGCCAGTAAAAAATGGATATATTTCTTTTATTTTTATAAATTTTTCATGTATTTCTTTATGGTGCTCTCTGTCAAAGGTATCGAGAAAATCTACATTATATCCACAAATAGGGCAGCGTGTTGTTTTGGCATCACCTTTTAAATAATCTAAACTAACACCAAGCACATCAGCTATAGACTTCATTTTATTTTCTTTCATAACAGAAACACCATTTTTCCAGTTAGAAATCGGAGCAGTACCACCTTTTATTTTTGCTAATTTAGAGACTCTGTAGTCTGTAAACCCACAAATATCCCTTATTTTAGCATATCTTTCGTATCCATTTCCGTCCATAGTTATTCTCCTTAAAAAATAAATTAGAAAAATAAGCTATCTCATATTGACACGCTTAAAAAACTATGCTAAAGTACATACATAGCTTAGAAACATAAGCTAATCAAAAAGGTAGTAGATTATTTTTCTATATTAACTTAGGCGACGCTATGATTATATTAGAAAACTAAGCTACTGTCAATATGTTTTTGAAGAAAGGAGAGAGAAAATGTACGAAAAGTACGCAAAACGCAGAGATGAATTAGGATTGACTGATTACAAAGTTGCACAAATGAGCGGCGTACTTACATCTACTCTTAGTGAATGGAAAAAACATTATGAGACAGATGGAGAATCAGGTTATCAACCTAAGTTGGAAAAAATATCTGCAATAGCATCTGCATTAGGCATGAGTGTAACTGATTTTATCAATTAGAAAGGAGAAACATGGAAGAATTACAGATATTTAACAATGAAGAGTTCGGAGAGATTCGGACGGTGACAAAAAATAATAAGACGTATTTTGCTGGAAGTGACATTGCAAGTGCACTGGGATATGCAATACCGCATAAGGCTGTACAGACACATTGCAAGGGGGTTCTAAAATGGAACATCCCCACTAAAAGTGGCAATCAAGATGTCCTCTTTATACCGGAGGGTGATGTATACCGGCTCATTATGAGATCAAAATTGCCTGCGGCGGAGAAGTTTGAATCCTGGGTCATGGACGAGGTGATCCCTTCCATCAGGAAGAACGGCGGATACATAGCCGGACAGGAAACATTATCTGACGATGAACTTTTGGCAAAGGCACTTATGGTAGCGCAGAACAAGATTGCCGAGAGAGACAGAATCATTGCACAGAAACAAGAGCACATTGAACAAATGCAGCCGAAAGCAGATTTTTTTGATGCAGTTGCAGACAGCAAGACTGCAATTTCCATGAATGAGGTTTCGAAGGTACTGGGAATCAAAGGATTAGGACGTAACAACCTATTTGAATTTCTTCGTGATAATGCAATCCTGGATAGATGGAATGTACCATATCAGAAATACATTGATTGCGGATGGTTCCGTGTAATAGAGCAGAAATACACCAAGAACGGAGAAGAACACATATCTATAAAAACACTTGTATATCAAAAAGGTGTTGATGCAATCAGAAGAAAAATAGAAGCGCAGAGAAGTGCTTAGATGAAAGGAGATATTTCAGTGAATAAAGAAGTAAGAAGGGCACATTACGATAGAGGATTGAAATATGGGAACAAAGTCTTGCACGGCAGTGATTTAAGGGATTTGGTAGGGCTTACTGTTTCGGATGTGAATTCCAACGCTGACGATGCAGAAGTCGTTGTATGGTTTGAAAGCAATGAACGAAATGTTGCTGTTTACTTAATGGATGATTGTTTAGATGGACAACACATTGCAATCATTGACCATGCAAATGAAGAGGAAGAATCAAAGCTTCTTCTCAGACCAGTTACGGAAAATGACATAAAAGAATTTTCTTCAATGGTTTTGTATTATACAGATGATGTTTTTGGAGAAAACGATGAAAAAATTGGAGCGCACTATTTATACTGTAATGATTTGGAATTAGAAGAATCAGAATTTTTCAAAGTAAAAAGTCTGTATGTTTTCCAAGATGGAAGAATTTTAACAGAAAGGTAAGCAGTGATATGAGAACAACAATAAAGCTGTTTCTTCCTATTATAATAGCACTCTCCATCACATTTACATCCACGGCACAGCCATCCGGCAGTTTTATCTCCGAGGAAGCGCAGGAATCGTGTGTAAAGTACGGTGAGGAATACGGCATCTGCCCGGAACTGCTCATGGCAATGATTGAGAAAGAATCGTCCGGCAGACCGGATGTGGAAAGTGGCGGTTGTAAAGGACTGATGCAGATTTCAGACTGCTGGCACAAAGACCGCATGGAGCGGTTGGGAGTGACAGACATCTACTCCGTAGACGGGAATATCCATGTTGGAGCCGATTACCTGGCAGAGTTGTTTGAGAAGTATGGAGATGTAGGAATTGTACTCATGGTTTACCACGGTGAGAAGAACGCAACGACTAAAACAGAATTAAGTGATTACGCAGACTGGATATTAACCAGGAGCGCAGAACTGGAAAGGATGAATGGAAAATGACGAACAGAGAGAAGTATGCGGAACAGATTCTTGATATTGCAGTAACTGGACATCCGTTTGCTATTAACAGAAAGGGAGAAGTCAATAGTTGCGGTAAAGTACCATGCGACGAATGTATATTTCGGAAAAATAAAGTTACTGATATTTCATGTGGAGAAAAAATAAAAGAATGGTCAGGAATATGTAGAGCCTGCTGTTGACTGGTCGAAAGTGCCTGTGGATACAAAAATTCTTGTAAGAGATTCAGAAGATGAACAGTGGAGAAGAAGATACTTTGCAAGATACAAAAACAATATTGTTTTTGCATGGAACGGAGGTTGTACATCTTATTCTGCTGACGGATGCGATAATGTTGCAGGTTGGAAGTATGTCAAACTTGCGGAGGAAGATGTATGAGTGCCAAAAGGCGGTTCACAGTCAAAGGAGTAATCGGAAGATTCTTCTTTAATCCTAAAGAGTGGAGAATTGACCGTGAAACATCATTTTACTACCGACTGGTGAACCGTGAAACAGGAATGAAAAAATGGATAAGAAAGGAGTATTTCCATGTTGAAGAAAGAAATTATCCCCATCGTCCGTGCGAATGAAATTCTGATTGCAGGACTGTTAGATGCAGGAATCTTGTATATCGGAGATGACAACATGATTCACGCAACAGAAGACTGAAAGCCGGAGGAGTGAAGAAATGGAAAGGAAAATCAGAAAAATCTTGGTAGAACTTGGGATGAAACAGTACTTACCCGGATTCCAGTACATCATCGAGGTTGAAACGCTGATGTTTGAGAACAGAAACAGAAGACTGTCTGAAATCTATCGAATTATTGGGGAGGAACACAGCACAACCAAGGAAAGCGTGTATCGGGCAATCAAGTGGGTTATTGACAAGATAAACACAACCACAGAATTGTACAAGAAAATCAACGAGACAGACAAGCCGGTCTCAATCTATATGTTTGTTAATTCACTGTATTTATATCTTTGGGAGGATAGGAAAAATGAGGATTAAGCACATCTTTTTGCAGAATTTCTGCAAATTCTATGGTTCTAACGTAGTGGACACTGATTTATACGACCGGACAGAGATTTCAGGAGTGAATGAAACTGGAAAGTCCACGATTAAAAGAGCAATTCAGTATATTTTTGGATGCCGTGACGAGAACGGCAGAGAAATTACCGGAATCAGACCGCACGATAAGGACGGCAATGACATTGACGGAGATATTACTGCAGAAGTTACCGTGGAGATTGACGGTACAGACAAGGTTTTGAAAAAAGTATGCCGTCAGAACTTTAATAAGAAAGGCGAGTTTACCGGCAATGTCACGGATTACTATGTGAATGATATTCCCAAAAAGGCAGCAGATTTTGAAGCATTTTTGGAAGAGAGTGTATGCGGAAAAGATAAGTTTTCACTTTGCATCAATGCAATGACACTTCTGCTGAAAGGTGGCACGGATCAGAGAGCAATTCTTGCTGATATGTTTGGTCAGCACAGCAATGACGATATTTGCAACCTGTATCCGGAGTTTTCACCTCTAAAATCTGTACTGCATGACGGTACAGTTGATGAACTGAAAAAGCGTTGCAATATGCAGTTGTACGGCACAAGGGGAAGAAATGGAACCAAAGGCTTGCAGGATCTGTTAGATGAAATTCCGAGCCGTATTGACGAGGTGAGCCGTCAGAGAGTGGATATTGACCTTGCGGAACTGGAACTGAAAAAGAAAGTTTTACTGGATAAGCTGTCAGAGAACATTAAGCAGCAGACAGATACGCAGAACAGCATGAAGTCCTACGATAAGCTGTCTGATGGAATCATTGAGTTAAAAGGTCAGTTGAGTGTATTACAGCAGAAAGCAAATGAAAAACTGGATGCGGACAGAAGAGAGAAGCGCACAACACTGAATCAGATTCAGAATGAGCATCAGAAAGAGTTGCTTAAGGCAGATACCATTCGTGAAGAGATCACTGCACTGGAAAAGCGTATCGCACAGTATGAACAGAAGAGACAGGATTTGAAGAAGAGTTGGGATTTGAATAAAAGCCTTAAATTTGATGAAAACTCTCTGATTTGCTCCTACTGTGGACAGGAATATCCGGAAGAGAAGAAAGAGCAGTTAAGAACGGAGTTTGATACGCATAAGGCACATGAATTGGAACTGATTACCAAAGAAGGTTCTTCCTGTGCTGACCATATCAAAGCGGATCAGGCAGAACTGGAGAATAAGCGTGAGGAACTGAAAAAGACCGAGGATGAAGTGGAGCGGTTGGAAAAAGAGATTGCCATTGCTGATAATGCCTTAAATTCCATTCCGGCAAGCGTGGATATTTCCAACACAGAAGAATACAAATTTGTCCAGTCACAGATTGCAGAGAAAGAAGCTTCCATGCACAAATTCACTGACATGAATCTTCTCAGAATCCAGTTAAAAGGTGATGAAGAGCAGATACGCAATGATATTTTTGTGGTTAATAAGTCTTTGGCGAGTGTAAGCATTAACGAGAGTGTTGATAAGCGGATCGCAGAGCTGGAACAGGAGAGAAAAGATATTGCACAGAAGATTACAGATGTGCAGGCACAACTTGATTTGCTGAAAAGGTTTAGCCGGAAAAAGAATGAACTGCTGGAATCTGATGTGAACGAGTATTTGGAGTTCTGCCACGTTAAGATGTTCAGACCGCTTGTGAACGGTGATACCGAGGAATGTTGCGACTTTATCTACAAGGGAGAACCTTACAGCCGAAACATGAACCACGGTGCAAAGATTCTGACAGAAATCGACATTTGCAGAGCGTTTCAGAAGAAGTGCGGTGTGGAGTTGCCGATTATGACAGACGATACAGAGAGCCTTGACCCTTGGAAGATTCCTGATGTTGACAGCCAGTTGATTATGTTCCGCAGAAGTGATGATGCGAGTTTGAAAGTGGAGGAAGTGAAGAATGAGTAATGAAGCAGAGAAACGCTACATTGTCGAGCGTGAGTTTGAACACGTAGGGTATAAATGCGTTGTGATATTTGGAAATATGGCTCACAGGTGCGGATATGTTGGCATTCCAAAGAATCATACGTTATACGGAAAAAATTATGATTACCATCTTGAAATTAAAAAATCAAATATTTGGGGTAGAGAAGTAAGTGGCATTTTCCCTTTTCTTGGTGCTTGCATGGATGAAGATGAAAGAATCAGCATTGAAGCATATTTCCAGTGCCACGGTGGTATTACATACGCAGGCGGTGGAGAACATTCAAATTATCCTATCAAAAGTGATTTATGGTGGTTTGGGTTCGATTGCGGTCACGCTGGAGATAAGGCGGATTTGGATTATGCAATACAGAAATTCCCACGCCGTAAAGAAATTTATCAGATGCAAAAAATGATAGAAAGTAAATTTCCTGTTGGTGTCGATGTCGTTCGTTCAGAAGAATATGTTGCTGATGAATGTAAGAAGTTGGCGGAGCAATTGAAAGAGTTTGAAAGGAATGAAGAGAATGCAGATTAAGAAAGAGACAGTCATTTCCGTTCTGACAACGAACGGAGAAACAATCAATGTCGGTGACACTGTGGTTTTTAATGCAGAGGGCAAGTGCTACACGGGAGTTTACATGGGTCTGACAGATCGTGGAGCCTTGAAATTCAAGGGAAAGATTTCCGGCACTGATGTCACATGGAACGTGATGCCTAAGAGCATTAAGGAAATTTGCAAGGCTGATGTAAAAGTGAAAAATGATGAATTTGGCAAGTTTATGAACGAGCCGGAAAGTGAGAAATAAGGATATGGAAAAACGTAAATTTAAGGTTGGAGAAAGATACAAAAGCAGAATGATTTTAGACAATGCTGCGGTAATTGAAATCACAGAAATCAATGGTGACTTTGTTTCTTACAAAGATGTCGAAAGAGAAACTAGTGGTAGGAAAATGTTTGAAATTGGTTCTATATTTTCTGATAATTTGGAAAAAGTCGGAAGTGAAACCATAGTAATTTACCGCAACGACAACAAAGTAGTTGCGCTGGACAAATCCACTGGCGAGAAAGCAGAAGCAAACTGCAATCCGGCTGATGAATTTGATTTTCATGTGGGCGCAAAACTGGCTTTTAGCCGGCTGATGGGCGAAGATGCAAAGCCTGATGATGGTGTCCGTGAGGTGAAAAGAAAAGCTAAAATTGGTGAGTACGTCAAAGTTGTTAATGCGAAACCTGCTATTCCTTCATATAAAAACGGAGATATTTTCAAAGTAACTTATGTTACGGCATCAGGATGTATTTGCAAAAACTCTGACGGAGATACTGGATTATGGCACGAAGAGTACGTTGTCCTTGAAAACTACAAACCGGAGAAAGAACCGGAGAAGAAAGACGAAATCTGCGTGGGAGATACCGTAAAGGTTACGGATACTGGTAAGCAGTACACCACATACGATACATGGGATGGTCTTTTAGGATACGAACAGAATTTTGTAACAGATTCTTGTGTAAAAGAAGGAGACGAATACAAAGTTTTAAGAATTAAAGAACACGATAGGCTTGCAAGGACTCTTGCACTGATTCAGAATCCCAAGACAACCCAGGTATTCATCATTAACATTAATGGTCTTAAAAAAGTAGAAAGGTAGGAATGAGGTATGGCAGAAGAAAAGAAGCAGGAAGTAATGACACAGGAAAAGGCAGAGGTTAAAGAGAGCAGAAACAAAGTTACGGATTTCAGCCTTGGTATCTTCGGCACTTCAGACAACTTTATCATGGCTAATCAAATGGCAAAGGCACTTTCACAGTCTACACTAGTCCCTAAAGAATACCAGGGTAACACAGCAAACTGCATGATTGCTATTGACCTTGCAATAAGGATGAAGACAAGCCCGTTTTTGGTAATGCAGAATCTTGATGTTATACAAGGAAGACCTGCATGGAATGCAAAAGCTCTTATTGGCATGATAAATACAAGCCATAAATATGATTGCTTTTTACAGTTTGAAGAAAAAACGGACAACGAAGGTAAACCGTTTAGTTGTATGTGTTATGCAATAGAACATGGAAATAGAGTCAATGGACCCGTTGTGGACATGAACATGGCGAAAGATGAAGGATGGTTATCAAAGAACGGTAGTAAATGGAAGACTATGCCACAAATAATGCTTGCGTATCGTGCAGCTTCATTCTTTTCAAGAAGATATTGTCCGGAAATTTCTATGGGTATTTATACATCTGAAGAAATCGTTGACGGTGACTTTAAGGAGTATCCTATGGAGAACGTGCAGGAGCAGGTTCAGAAAGAGATTTCACAGAATGCCAACACTGTACCGTTTGAGGAAGTCACCACGGACAGAACGGAACAGACCATTGCTAACGCAGAGACACCTGATTGCTTTAAGTAGGGAGGATAAAATATATGAAGAGGTTATACAAAATTTTTGTTATTTCAGTAATGATGTTTGTAATGGCACTTTGTGTATGCGGTTGTAGCACCGCTGATACGGTGAATTACAATCTCAATAAAGAAGCTGACGAGTTCAATGTGTACCGTAGAATCACGGTGACTAATGCAAGAACAGACATGATTATGTTGCAGGCAGAGGGATATATGGCTCTTAGCAATAACTCTGCTAATGAACTTGTCGTTACATTTAAAACTGGGGAAAACCAGTATTATAAGGACTACATTTACTTGAATGACTGGACTTGCTATGTGATGGAACAGGTAGAACCGAAATCTACGGACAAATACCATTATGAATTAGTGTTTTATCCTGATCGGCTTATTCCGGATATTGAGATTAAGTAGGAGGTTGCCATGAGAATTATATCGCAGGATGGAACAATTGATGTACCGTATGAAATCAGTTCTTTGAGCATGGCAGTCGGGAAATATGAGAATGTTGAATACGCAGCTATCTTTTGCCACAACTCTTCGACAGCAATGGGAACAAAAATGGCTGAATACAGTTCCAAAGAAAAAGCAAAGAAAGCTATGGAAATGCTTAGAGAAGCATACGTTAGTATGCCGATTCTTTTCCAAAATGTTGAAATTACAGAAGATGTGGTAAAACAGTTTGAAAAATTGAAAAATAGTGGAATTATAGTTCAAACCATGAACAATGAGCCATCAAAAGTTGAATATGTAAATAACTGCATATTTCAGTTTCCAAAAGATGACGAAATTGAGGTAGAAATATGAAGCTAAAATGTTTAGGTTCCGGTTCTTCCGGTAACTGCTATCTTCTGACGGCAGATAACGGTGAAACACTTTTACTGGATGCAGGACTTCCTATCATGGACATAAAACGTGGTCTTAACTGGAATATTAAGTGTGTTGTGGGTGCTATATGCACCCATACGCACAAAGACCACTCATTATCCGTAGCAGACCTTGAACACATGGGAATAAAAGTGTGGCAACCGCAGTCAGACCATTCAGAACGTGAAAGACAGATGGGAAAATTCCACATATTCTGCTTTCAAGTGCCGCACAATGGTACAGAGAACTACGGATTTTTGATTATGGTTGACGGTCAGAAATTGCTTTATCTGACAGACCTTGAATATTGTTCGTATGTGTTCAAAAAACAGCGGTTAGACCATATGCTGATTGAGTGCAACTATCAGAAGAAATATGTTGACATGGATGCACCTAATTACGTTCACAAGGTCAAAGGTCACTGCGAACTGGAGACTTGCAAAGGAATTGTCGAAGCGAACAAGTCAGATGCCTTGCAGAACGTCATATTGTGCCATTTAGGCGGTGATACAACAGATGCCGATGAATGTGTCGCAGAGGTCAAAAAGATTGCTCCTATGGCTCATGTGGACGTTGCACAGGGCGGTAAGGAATGGATTTTGAGGAATGGAAAGGAGTGCCCGTTTTGAGCAAAAGAGTATTAGATGCTTGTTGCGGAAGTAGAATGTTTTGGTTTGATAAGCAAAATCCGGATGTTGTTTTTGCAGATAACCGAGAACTGGAAACTGCTTTATGTGACGGAAGAAAATTACTTGTCAAGCCTGACATAAAAATGGATTTTCGGAATATGCCGTATGAAGATAACAGTTTCAAAGTCGTTGTTTTCGACCCACCACATTTGATTCATGCCGGAGAGAAATCTTGGCTACGGCAGAAATACGGAGTACTTCCGGAAGATTGGCCAACATACCTAAAGGCAGGATTCGATGAATGCATGAGAGTTTTAGAGCCGGACGGACTACTGATATTCAAATGGAATGAACAACAGATATCTTTTTCAAAGGTTCTGAAATTATTCGGACAAAATCCGTTACTTGGAGACCAAAGAGGTATGACAAGATGGGTAGTTTTTATGAAGTGATTAAAAAAGGAGAAGTGTGTATGAGTGGTGGAAGTTTTTGTTATTTGTGCTACAAAGATGTTTCTGAGTTAATGGAACCGTCAGGTATCTCCGAACTTGAAAGCATGGTTCAGCACTTACAGTCGTATGGTTACGAGGACATAGCACGAGATACACAGCGGTTGATTGAGTACATCCAGTCAGCAAGTATCAGAATTGAGGTTTTGAGTGAGAATCTTAACGGTGTTTTCCATGCGGTAGAGTGGCATGAGAGTGGAGATATTCGCAGAGATACAATGATTGCGGAACTGGAAAAGTACAGAAATGGTGGTGCGAATGGCTGACACATTTTATAGACCACTTACACCACAATTAAGAAGTGAAATAATGCAGAGCATTGATTCTAACATATCCGAACTGAATACCTGTCAAAACAATTATTTAGTCAATATGCAAAAGACAGGATATGGGGCATTGAGAAATATTATAAATGCTTTGCCGGACGGATATTTGATTCCATTTGAAAGGCGGTGAAGTGGTTGACTGATTGGAAGAATGTAGCAAAGGCAAAAGCCATTGAGAAAAAGAACCGTGAGCGCATACTGGCTGTCAATCCTCATGTGGACGAAAAAAGCGGAATCTATTTTCTGACACGGACGGATGAGGACGGTTTTCGATATGCATATATCGGGCAAGCGGTAAATCTGCTTTCAAGGCTTGCCGGACACCTTAAAGGCTATCAGCACATAGACCTGTCAATCAAAAGTCATGGTCTGTATTCCACGGACAACATCTACGGTTGGAAAATCGGCTTTATGCACTATCCGGCAGAAGAGTTAGATAAGTGGGAACAATACTGGATAAAGAAGTATGCTGACGGTGGTTACCAGCTTCGGAACAAAACGAGTGGTAGCCAGGGTGAGGGAAAGAAACAAATTGCAGATTACAAACCGCCCAAAGGCTACCGCGACGGCATCCAGCAAGGAAGAATCAACCTTGCAAGGGAACTGGCGAACATAGCCGACAAACATTTGGTTATCAGCCTTAAGCCGGAGAAACAGAACAATTCCATATCACAGAAGCAGTTTGCGAAGTTCATGGAACTTCTACATGGAGAAAAGGACGGTGAATAATATGAAAGTATATATTACAAGATATGCACTTAGTACTGGAATCATAGAAACTGACGATGCAGAGATTTGTTCAAATATTTCCGGAGATATGATAAGTTCTAAAAAATATGGATATTTTCACGGAAATGATTGGCACAAAAAGAAGGAAGACGCAGTTTTAAGGGCAGAAGTAATGAGAATAAAGAAAATTGAATCATTAAAAAAACAAATTGAAAAATTGGATAAAATGAAATTTTCTTTGTAGAGTTCAAGCATCACAGAACTTGGAGGTGATACATAAAATGCCAAAACGATATGACAATCCGCAGGAAATTTTGAAAATCATGCGGCAGACAGAACTTTTGAGACAGTCTGCGGAGAGAAGTCCATTCACCGGAATACTGACACTGTTCTGCTATACCTTGTGGAAAGACTACAAATACTCACAGACGAGACTTTCCAACTTTTGCGGTAAATTCACCGAGTACAATGAAAAGTACGAGAATGAGCCTTATACGGAGTTGCAGAGCAGTCTTAACGATTTTGCTGACTGGACGATTGAGTACAAGGAATTTACCGAAGCTGATTATCCACATTACAAGTCGGTTGTAGCGCAGAACTGCATCCGGGAACAGGTCAGATGTAACAACCTTATCAATGAGTTGTCCACAAGGTACATCCTATATGGAATGGTAATTCTTATGGAAGATGGATTCGGTAAGAAGAAGTTGACGAATTTCAAGGATAAGTTTTCTGACCACATGGACAAAGCCGGAGACAAGTGCAACGGAAAGGATTTCATGGACTTGTGGAAAGAACTGGTGGAAAACACCGGAATCTATATAGAGAAGCCTATTTTTGAGTAAGGAGTTCTAAATGGCAGAAAAAAGAATGTTCAGCGCAAAAATAATTGAGAGTGATGCTTTTTTGGATATTCCTGCTACGGCTCAAATGCTTTATTTCCATATCTGTATGAACGCTGATGATGACGGATTTGTAAATAACCCACGGAAAATTATAAGGATGTGCGGAACTTCTGATGATGATTTGAAGATACTGATAGACAGCAGATTCCTTTTATCTTTCGACAGTGGTGTTGTACTGGTGAAACACTGGCGCATTCACAACTACATTCCACCGGATCGTTACAAGCCATCGTGCTACGTGGATGAAAAAAGCAAAATAGGTGTAAAGCTAAACGGAGCATACACCACAGACCCTAAAAAGATGATTTCTCCCGTAGAGGGAAACCCAAAGAAGCGTTGTTACGACAACGAAATCAAACTTGATAAGAGGTGATGCAAATGCAGATGACAGGCTATGAATTGTTGGCAAATTATGAAAAAGCGGAGGATAAGGACAAGCAGATTCAGATTCTTGCGGATTTGAACCACATCCCGGTTGACATGGTGTGTTTTGTGATTGACAACAGAGAAAAATTTGAAAATTTGGAAACAACATTGTCCACAGAAGAATTTGCAAATTGGTGTGAGACGGAACTTGATCGTGTGGATGCTAACATCCATGCACAGGAAATATATTATAGAGAACTTTGCAATGTATACAGAATCGCAAGTACATACGGGAAAAGGAGTGTAGTTGTATGAGAGAGGGAACAGGAAACTTTCAGAACGACGACTTACTCTACATGGCTACACATACGGTTGCTGATGCTATTAGAATCGGACGCACGAAGCCGTATGAGTGCAGATATCCAGTGATGGCGGAGAGACCGAGGATTCCGGAAAGGAGCAAGGATGGAGAGACTGACAGAAAGAAATCCGTCATGGATTGATGATGAAATGTGGGAAAGGGCATGCGAACCGGATTGTGAGGCAATAGATGCAGTTTATCGAAAACTCAAAGCCTATGAGGATGCCGAGGAACAGGAATTGTTACTGCGGTTGCCTTGCAAGGTGGGAGATACAGTTTATGTAGTCACTTCTCCATTTAATGTGTTTGATGATATTGAATATGATGAGAACATGAAAGACGAAGTCTATGAAGCTTATGTTTCTAGTGTATCATTTTATGAAAGCGGAGAACAATATAGAATTTACGCTAAGGTAACAAATCATTTTATAGGAGCATATTTTAGAGAATGCGATTTTGGTAAAACGGTATTTCTCACAGAAGCGGAAGCCGAAGGCAAGCTTGCAGAAATGGAAGGTGCGGAATGAAGAACAATATCCATAAAAAATTAGTTTTTCAGGATAATTTTATCAAACGCTGGTGTTGCTCTTCCGGTAACCATCCGAGCGGTTGGTCATGGTGGAAACGTCATAACATAAAGAAGAAGCGCAAGAAATTAAAGGAAATGGGGTTTGAGGAATGAAGAGAGAAGAAGCTATTTACTGCTTAAAGGCTCAGAGTGAACGGTACTCAGAGGTTTGTGAAGAATGTCCTCTGTACGGACAAACTGGAGTAAATCATTGCTGTGAGGATGCATTACAAATGGCAATCACCGCATTGCAGAATCAGCCAGTGTGGATTCCAGTAAGTGAGAGACTGCCGGAAGAATCTCTTAATAGTGTAATAGGATGGGATACATATCGAAACCGTTGTTGCTTTGTACAATATTTGGGAGGACGGTTTGTCCTCGGTGATGATAATGATAGCGTAAATGTCACAGCCTGGATGCCACTGCCGGAACCGTACCAGGGAAGTGAGCCACATAAGCAGACCAACGCAGACCGGATCAGGAGCATGACGGATGAAGAACTGGCAATGGCTATTATGTGTCCTGCGGAATTTACTGGAAGTGACAAGGTATGCGATTTTAGCCATGATTGTAAGGATTGTACGTTGGCATGGTTACAGAAAGAAAGCGAGGAACAATAATGAATGCGGTGCAAGGACAGAGGGATTTTGCCCGGACACAAACAAAGAGGATGACACTATGGAGAATATCGAGGAATGTAAGAAAAGAGCCATAGAAGCATGGAACAGGAGGGCGAACGATGAAAATACTAATTGATATTCCAAAGGCATTTGAAGTGGACTATAACACAGACCGATTTGCAGAGTTCTTCCAGCGTTGTCTTGCGGATATGAATACCTGCTGTGGTAACTATGAGCAGGAGACCGCAGAGATGATGGAAAAAGCATTTGAAAAGAGCAGACTTTACGACCCGAACAAGGTTGTGGAACAGTTGGAAGAACACACAGCATTCCTTAAAGACTGTACGAAGTATGGAAATAAGACAAAAGATCAACAGTCAAAATCCTACGACACTATGATGATGTATGAGGTCAAGGATATGGTAGATGATTTGTTGGAGATAGTAAAGGCAGGTGGAACAGATGGCAATTAAACCGATTTTATTCAACACCGAGATGGTTCGGGCGATTCTGGAAGGGAGAAAGAGTTGCACCAGAAGAATTGTGAAACCGCAACAGCTCATAGGGATGTTGCCGGATAAATGCAAAAATGGAGCACCTGAAGAATTCTTGAAAGAAAAGAAACTCATGTTCAAACCATACTGCGATATGACAGGTATAGAACTGATAAATACTGCATACAAAGCTCCATATCAACCAGGGGATATCCTGTATGTCCGGGAAACATGGGAACATTTTGAATGTTGTTGTTGTGAGGGAGACGAACATAGAAATTGTTACCGAGAACCACAACAGAGCGTCTTGAATAAAAGCTGTGGCTGTTATATGTACCGGGCAACAGATGAAATATATGGAGATGCAAGGTGGCACCCCTCCATCCACATGCCGAAAGAAGCCGCACGTATCTGGCTTAAGGTTACGGATGTTAGGGTGGAACGGTTACAGGATATGTGGGCGAGCGATGTATCAAAAGAAGGGATACGGTTTAATAAACCAACAGCAGCCGATGAAATGTTAAAAGCATTTGCCAAGTTGTGGGATTCCACCATCAAGAAATCCGACCTCGACCGCTACGGATGGAATGCATCGCCGTGGGTTTGGGTAATTGAATTTGAACGGTGTGAGAAGCCGAAAGGAGTGTGATGCAGATGGAACCCATTGATTACACCGCCCTGTACGAGCAGAACGAGGACTTTAAGCGCTATGTTGACAGATATTGCGTAAAGCACTGTATCAGCGTTGCAGAAGCCTTACAGCATTATCTGGTGCAGATGGCAGGCAGGATGTACAAGGAGCAGGCAGAAACGATTGTAAGAAAGGAATAACGAATGCCCGGTAAACCGGGTTGGTGCGCAGTGAATAGGGGTGGCGTACCGAAAAATTACAACACCGTGGCTATAAGGCTTATTGATAAGCGTATGTAGAGCAAACGAATGGTGATCCACGATACAGCATTTGTAGCGTGGTGTTATGGCAGAAAAGCTAAAGGTATGTTGGATCAGCGCAGGAGTATCATCCTTTATGGCGGGATACCTTGCAGGAGATGTTGATAAGTGGATTTACATTGACATTGCCGATCAACATGAGGATAGCATGAGATTTATCAGAGATTGCGAAAAGGCAATCGGAAAAGAAATTGAGGTACTTAGATCTACGGAATATGGATGTGTGGAAGAATGTGTCCGAGCGTTCGGAGGATTCCGCAGCGCAGGCAACGGGTTTGCCCCATGTACGAACTGGATGAAAAAGCGTGTCCGTAAGCAATGGGAACAGGATTATAAGCAATATGACCTGACTTATGTTTGGGGATTTGACCTGAAAGAGCGCAACCGGGCAGAGCGGACGGTAGAATCTAATCCACAAGCGGAGCATGAATTTCCGCTGATTGCCCGGAATCTGTCAAAGGAAGAGGTTCACGGACTGTTTGAAAGAACGTTTTCTTTCCCCCGACCGAAGATGTATGACATGGGATATCCGAACAATAATTGCATCGGATGTGTCAAGGGCGGTATGGGTTACTGGAACAGAATCCGCAAGGACTTCCCGGAAGTGTTTGAGAGACGGGCACAGCTGGAACGACTGGTTGGATATTCAATTTTAAAAGAGAGTGACGGGACGCCGTTATATCTCGATGAACTGGATCCCAACCGAGGAAACATGAACACAGAAATATTCCCGGATTGTGGAATCATGTGCTATTTAGCACAGAAATAAGAGAAAGGAGCCGTAATGGATTTTGGATATTACAACATGGATTGTATGGATGGGATGAAAGAGTTCCCGGATGGTTACTTTGACCTTGCGATTGTGGATCCACCGTATGGCTTACATGAGCATGGTGGCAAAAATAGGAATAAATTTGTTAAGCAGAAAAATGGAACAAAAACATATGTAAAGGACGGTCAGTACGAAAACAGAGGGTGGGACAATGAGCCACCCTCTAGGGAATACTTCGAGGAATTGTTTCGGGTATCCAAAAATCAGATTATATGGGGATGCAATTACTTTGATTTTACTTTGGCTGGCGGTCTTATCGTATGGGATAAATGCAATGATGGTTCTGACCAGTCGGATGCAGAGGTGGCATTCTGCAGTCTGACTAAAAGGATAGACATATTCCGGTATATGTGGCGTGGAATGTTTCAGGGGAAGTCCATTACTGAAGGAACTATTCAGCAGGGGAATAAGGCGTTGAATGAAAAGCGTATCCACCCTACACAAAAACCAGTGGCACTATATGAATGGCTTCTGAACCGCTATGCAAAGCCCGGAGACATTATCTTGGACACTCATGTAGGCAGTGCCAGCAGCTTGATAGCCTGCTACAGAAGCAACCATCCATATGTTGGATTTGAACTGGACAAGCATTATTATGATTTGTCCAAAAAGAGATTAGATGCAGAAATGGCACAAATGCGATTATCTGATTTTATTCCGGGGGTGATGCCATGAATCAGATAAACATTTTCGATATCATGCGACAGCCGGTACAAATCACAAAACCCATACGCCTGATAGAGTTGTTCGCAGGATACGGAAGTCAGGCAATGGCACTGAAACGTATCGGTGCGAAATTCGAGCATTACAGAGTTGTGGAGTTTGATAAGTATGCCATAGCAAGTTATAACGCTGTGCATGGCACTGATTTTCCAACAATGGACATAACAAAGGTTCATGCGGATGATTTGAATATCTGCGATACTGAATCCTTTACTTACTTACTTACTTACTCGTTTCCTTGCACCGATTTGTCGGTTGCTGGAAAGCAAATGGGAATGAGCAAAGGTAGTGGAACAAGAAGCGGTTTACTGTGGGAAGTGGAACGGATTCTGAAAGAGATAAGAGATGGTGGCGGTGAGTTGCCACAGATTCTGTTCATGGAAAACGTTCCACAAGTCCATGCCGATGCAAACAGGGTAGATTTTCAAAACTGGATCGATTTCCTGACAAGTCTTGGATATGTAAGTTACTGGCAGGACTTAAACGCAAAGAACTACGGAGTGGCACAGAACCGTGAAAGATGCTTCATGTTTTCATTTTTGGGAGAATATAACTACCATTTCCCACAGCAGATACCGTTGAAAAAGAAGTTGAAAGATTACCTTGAATATGATGTGGACGAGAAGTATTACATCAACAATGAAAAGTCTGAAAAGCTAATAAAACAGCTTATTGAAAACGGAACGCTGCCAAAGAACAATCATGAGAGCAGACTTGCATTGACGGAACAATCTGCAATCCACATCAGAGAGACATTGCAAACTGCATCACTGCAAGATATGACGCAGGAATCAGCAACTTACGGTCAGAAGGAAACTGTGTTGTTGAAAGCGGTTGATTTGTCAATTAACAATCCAAAAGAAAAGATTATTGCTAATTGCATATTGTCTCATGTTTCAAAAGATGGAAATACAATAGGAAAATATGCATCATTAAATACAGGAGTGATTGAATGCAAGAAGTTAAAGTTATAGGTTTACTTGAAATCACTAACAGAATTTATGATGTGGGGGTGTAGTCCAACATTGAGTACAATGAAAAGTGGTAATAAAGATCAGAAAGTAATTGTGGAAAATCAGGTTCCATGCAAATTAGATAAAATGCCGGATGGTTATTTAGACAGCCTTGATAATGCCAAAATATGTGATGTCGATACACCAACAGCAAGTACGGTAACATCACGGTATTACAAAGGGATAGGAGCACATAAGGACAATATGTGTATAGTTGCCATGCGTGGAAGAAATCTTGATAATGGCATAGCAGCTAATCTTGTAGCCGGCACACATGGGTATGCAAATAGCCATATTACCACACAGTACCGTATCCGAAAGCTGACACCGAGAGAATGCGGACGTCTGATGGGAGTATCTGATGAAGATATCTCCAAGATGGCAGCGGTCAACAGCAACACACAGCTTTACAAGCAGTTTGGTAACAGCATCGTGGTGGATGTGATGTGTGCAATGTTCAAAAACTTAAATATTGAGCAAGTAAGTGAAACCAGGAACTAAAAAATTTGAGTTTCTATTTGAGTTGTTTTAAATAAGTTAAATTAGGATTTAGCAAAGGAGTTAAGCGAGAAATGTGGTCACACGATGAACAGAAAGAAATAAATGACAGCTACGCTGTTATGGCAAGAATAACGTGTAAATATTGCGGAGCAGTAGTACACAAATATGTGGAAAGCCATTATACAGGCGGTTCCAAGTGTGTGATATTGGCAAAGTACTGTAGATTTTGCGGTAATGCTCTTAGGATTTAGTGGAGGAATGCTATGGATAATGAGATTATTTCCTTCGATTTGGTAAGAATCGAGCGAGGAAGAGAAAAGCTTTGCAAATGCGATCCACCTCATTACGAGATTGATACGGTAAACCGGATCGTAAGTTGTCAGGATTGCGGTGCTACGGTAGATGCCTTTGATGCTCTGCTTACGCTGGCGAGGCGGTATGAGCTGGTGGAGGATGCACAGCGGAAAATGCTATCTAAAGCTAAGATATACGGAGAAATGGCAGATGCGGAATTCAAGCGGATGAGGAGGAATAAAACATTCCGGGACATGGACGAGAATCGCAGAAAAGGGTTATATCCTATATGTCCTAAATGCTCAGAAGTGATTGATCCGGTAGATATCCGGCACTGGACAGCACATCTGGAGTAAACTGAAATATTAAGATTTATGGAGGCATTTGTATGAGAAAAATACATGAATGTGCAGAAGATATAAAAAATATTTTAAATGATGCAGAACGAACCGAAGAGGTTGACGGAGATATGTTATGTAGTATTAATGAGTTGGTGGATGAAATTTTATCAATATATTGTTTAGAAAAACAACAAAGAAAAATGGCTATAGCTGAAGAAAATGAGATTCTTTCAGAAGAGGCTAAAAAAGCAGGATGGAAGTCTGGTGTTATGAACATCTAAACTGAAATTTAGCGAAGGAGAATGGCTTATGAAGTTGTCAAAACTGACTAAGCCAGAACTTGAAGAAATCTTCCGGAACGCCAATTTCACGGAAGAGGAAGAGAAAGTGTTTTGGGATTTGTCTAAAGGAATTTCTCAAAAAGAAATATCCTTTAGACATTCCATTTCTGTAACTACTGTAGAAAGAAGAGTGAGGTCTATAAAAAATAAACTTAAGCGGTTAGAAGGTGATAGATTTGGAACTTTCTGATATGGAAATATTGCAATATGCCGTTAGCAATGGTATGATTGACACGGAATCTTTGCAAAAAAGCATTGAAATGAAAAAGAAAGAGGAGTATCTGAAGAAACACCAATACGCAATCAACAAAGGCAAAGACGG